GTGTTACCTGAAAGCCGCACAATGATTCATCGTGTAAGTTCAGGCACTCGTGGAACATCGGGTTCGGTACACGTACAGAATCTAGAGTTTGAAGATGCTAAACGTCATTTAGACGAGTCAAATCGTTTAAATGAACGTCTTACAGAACTGTATGTTAAACACAACAGCAAAGGTAAAGAGTTTGACGAGCTATTTGAAACAATGAAGTTTGATACTTTCTTGAGTGCAGAAGAAGCAGTTGCTAACGGCTTTGCTGATAAGGTTGCGGAGAGCAGATAATGTCAAATAAATGGCATGGTGGAAAAGGTGATGGAAGAAGAAAAGGAAGCAATGACAAACAGTTTGCAAACGGATGGGACAGAATCTTTGGTAAGCGAGACAGTAGCAAACCTGAAAAAGATTCCAACGGAAAAAGACTTGACAAACCTTCTAAGTGAAGGTATAGTAGTAGTAACTTTTAATAAGTTGGATGGAGATGAACGGGTAATGACTTGCACAAAAAGTGTAAAGATTATTCCTGAAGGAAGTCTTCCTAAAAACAGTAAAAGTCCTAGAGTACAAGGACTGGTTACAGTATGGGACGTAAATGCCAAGGGTTGGCGATCGTTTAAGTACGACAGAGTTACAAAGGTAGAAGCACAATGAAATATGCAGAAAAAGTTTTTCACGCAGTGGTTTTAAGTTGTAGTGTAGGATTTTACAGCGCACTTGCATTTGCAGATGAATCAAACAATGTAATGGGCGTAACAGAAAATCATTACAAAACAGTTATCAAGCAAAGACCTTACACAGTAGAAGTGTGTAAGGATGTTGCTGTAAGTGGTGATCGTACAGCAGACACTATTGTCGGTACTATCATCGGCGGCGTAGTAGGACATCAAATCGATCACAAAGATGGTGCAAAGATTGGTGGTGTACTAGGCGGCATTATTGGCAATCAAAATTCAGATGCTAAAGGCGGCGTTCGCACACAATGTCAGCGTGAGACACGCTACGAAGAAGAACAGGTAAGAGTGTACAGTCATTCAACTATCACATTCTGGGACGGTGGACAAGAATTCACTGTAAGGTTTAAAAGGTAAGTATGTGGGTTTTATTCCTTATTGTTTTCTTTGAAGGAAACAAGGAATTCTTTGAAATGGTTGATACACAGACTAAACAGGGTTACACCTGGGAGAGTGTTGAAAAAACTGAAGTAACTGACGAGATTGCTCTCCCAGCAGTTGATGAACAAACAGGCAAAAAATATTACTATTGGTACTTGACAAAACCTGAATAAGATAGTACTATAATAATATAGGCAATAAAGAAAGGCACTTAATGAAAGAAAAGGCAATATTGGTAGATTGTGACGGCGTCCTCTTCGATTGGGAGTATGCGTTCGGACAGTGGATGAATCGACACGGTTATAGTGTTAATCCAGGATTTGAAACAGAATACTTGATGGATCTCAAGTATGGTTTAGGAAAAGTAGAAGGCATGCGTCTTATTCGTATGTTCAACGAAAGTGCTTGGATTCGTAAACTTCCGCCACTACGAGATGCTATTCATTATGTGAAGAAGTTGCACAGTGAACACGGGTATGTGTTCCATGCTATTACAAGTTTAAGTAACGACGACTACTCGCAACACCTACGCACAAAGAACCTGCGTGAGATGTTTGGAGATAGTGTATTTGAGAAATATGTGTACCTAGACACAGGTGCTGACAAAGACGAAGTGTTAGAATGGTATGCAGATACTGGTTGCTACTGGGTCGAAGACAAACCACAGAATGCACTAGTAGGAAGAGATTTAGGTTTGGTATCCTTGTTAATGGATCACAAACACAACCAGGGCGAATACAGTGGAGTGACACGAGTTCGCAACTGGAAAGAAATATATAATATTGTTGTAGAAGGACAGAAATAAGTATATTAAAAAGCATACTAGGCTCGTGAGGCCGCAAGCTGAACCTTGTCCAAAGCGGAGAGCCTATGATACTAGTAACTGTTCTGCATAGCAGGGCAACAATAGGTAGCAAGAGGATAGTAAACCTAGTGTGCTTTTTAATAAATTTTATTCCCAAGTGGTAGATAGGTAATACAGCGGACTGTTAATCCGTGCGAAAGCAATGTTGGTTCGAATCCAACCTTGGGAGCCAGTTTTAGAGTCGACGGACTCTAAAAGGAGTGTGACCGAATACCTCTCGCCGAAGGGGGGTAAGGTAGTCCGAAAGCCGGTAGCGCCGGTCCTTTAGCGAGGTGCAGGACGTAGGAAGTCTAGTGAAGAAAGGTACTTCGGATAGTACTTCCTTGGTGGTTACCCTATTCCACCCACTCCACTTTTATTCGGAATGACTGCGCCTTGCCTAGCAGAAAGACAGTCCCGAACAAGGAGATATGGCTGAGTGGCTTAAAGCAGCAGGTTGCTAACTTGTCGAACGAGAAATCGTTCCGTAGGTTCGAATCCTACTATCTCCGCCAAATAGTATGCTCACGTGGCCCAACGGTAAGGCAACGCACTTGTAATGCGTAGATTGGGAGTTCGATTCTCTCCGTGAGCACCAGTATAAATACAATATATGCCGTTGTGGCCCAATTGGCAGAGGCGTCTGGTTTAGGTCCAGAAGGTTGGGGGTTCGACTCCCTTCAACGGCACCATTTAAAGAGTCTTGTTTCTCTTTTAAAATAATCAAGCAAGTGGTGCCCAGGAAAGGTAGGACCCGAGTAAGTCTTGAAACTGCTCCCGCGACGGGAGATTAAAATGAAATATATTGTATTGGCACTGTTCTTGCTCATTGTCCTACCAGTAAAAGCAAAAACATACGAAATACCTGTGCAGTGTGGTCCAACACAAGACGTACTGAATATTGTTAAAAATAAGTACAATGAAGAACTAGTTTTTTTGAGTGAGGGCATATCACAAGGCAATAGCAGCCCTTTATATAATTCACTTTGGGTAAATACGGAAACACAAACTTGGAGTTTTTTAGTTGTCAACAAAGACAACAATACTACTTGCGTATTTACAAGTGGTCAAAACTTCCAGTTTTTTGAACCAGGTGAAAGTATATAATGTATTGGGTTGAAGTAGAAATGTCTAATGGAAAAACTATTAGACGAGAAGCAGATAACATAAACTACACTTATGCCGTGCGTAACAAGTACCTAGAAACTTATAACCGTAAGTATAAAACTGGATCATATGCTGTTTGTATCAAGACTGGTAATGATCACGGTATTACAGGCGGTTGGAACTTGTTAGAAGGCATAGCAATTTAGCGGCGGTCGTATAATGGCTATTATAACAGGCTTCCACCCTGTGGATAGGAGTTCGATTCTCCTTCGCCGCTCCATTTCTGGTTGACAACATTCAAAAAAGAACTTACTATATAAAGACAATGCAGGGTCGGTGAAGTTGGAGTGTCACACTGGTCTCCAAAACCAGGACGAGAGTCAGGGGGTTCGAATCCCTCACCCTGTGCCAATATGTGAGCGTGGCAGAAATGGTTATGCAACGGATTGCAAATCCGTGTCGTAAGACTATGCAGGTTCAAGTCCTGTCGCTCACTCCATTTTCGGTTGACACGGTATAAAAATATAGTATACTGTTAGTATGAAAAAGTCAAATGCATTAACAGCAATCCGCGGCAAGTACAAGCCGCAATATCCTGCAAAGTATGCAGGCAATATAAATCGCATCACCTACAGAAGTATGTGGGAAAGACGTTTTATGTTGTACTGTGACCGCAGTGACAAGATCGTACAGTGGAGTTCGGAAGAACTACACATTCCTTATTACTTCGAAGACGATGATAAGTGGCACAACTACTACCCAGACTTTGTTGTAAAGACCTACGACGGCAGAACCATTGTTGTAGAGATCAAACCACACTTCCAGCGTAAATATAAAAAGAATCGAGCCAAGTGGAGTTCTGCAGAAGACTACTGTAACAAAATGGGCTATGAGTTTAAAGTATTAACAGAGAAGGAGTTGTTCTAATGACACTACCTATTGAACGCAAACACGCAGTTCTTAACACAGAACAGTTTTTAAAAGATTTGATGGATCCTAGTAAGACTCCACGAGTTCCAAAGTATATTCGAGAACAGGCGTATCGTTGTTTGAAACATTATCCTAGCACCTACTACATGGACCTAGCTGAAGAACAAGCACCAGATGTTTTTGGAGAATTCAAACCGTGATAACCTATAGCACCAACTGGATGGGTCCAATCAACCAGAAGTGGATTGAAGAACATGGTGAAGGTTGGAGTGCGGGTCGCATTGATATTAGAGATGATACTAAACATGGGTATAATGGTTGGCACGAATACAGTGTGCGTCCAATGCGAACCGAAGATTGGAATGCGTTGAGTGATTATCTTTGGGACTTGACAACAGAAGAACTACTGCCGTATGATACACTTATAGAACGGTTTGAAGAACACTACGGTAAAAAGATTCGATGGGCAAGTGAGTATTGGTATACCTGTCTTGAGTGTGGATTGATCACTGACCTGCGTAAACATAAAAAGCATATTCACAAGATGGATTGCGGTAGGGGTAGAGTATGACATTAGAACAAGCATTAGAAATCGCAATGGAAGAATTGTATGACGCAGTTGAGGATCTTAGATACAACAACAAAGGTTATCAAAAACACATCGAAGGTCAATGTAATCGTCTTCTAACTGCTCGCAATGCGATACACAAACACTTAGAGGATATTCAGTCGCAAGAATTACCACACTACACTAACAAAGAAATCGCTGACGAAAAAGTAGGCAAGTGGTTGAGTGCGGCGTTGGAAGATCCCAGTGTTTGTGGTGAAATGAAAGACGATATCAACGAGTGGTTTGCGGCAATCGAAGAAGAACGACTGCGAACAAAAAAGAAACAGATCCACGATGAACTCTACGATGCTGTAAAAATGGAAATGTTCAAAGCAAGTAGCAAACTGGAAGGTATTGATTACGAAGAAGAAGTGCTTTGTAAAACACATCCAGATGCACCACACGGATTCCTTCGCAACGAAAGTCTTACACAAAATCGTTATGTGTGTGAGTGTGAGTATTGGGAGCCAGAAGATGAAGATTCGTAAAAGAAAAATATTCCGTTGGTGTGTAGACTTTGCAGATAACATCAATTTTTGGTTTCAGGATCGTTTTAATTTAAACCCTAAACGAGCTATTCTTGAACGTCAACAAGACTTGGTTAGTTTAGAAGAGCTAGAACGCACTGTAGGTAAAAATCTTTTAAAATAAGTTGACAACTTCTCAAAAATCTCTTATAATAGTAAGAAATGTTAGAGAGGTATCTACAATGAGACGAGCAGTACACATCGACGATCGTAACTACGACAAAGAAGCACGTGATATTATTAAAAATCTGTCAGATGCTGAACTTTATAAGTTGTATGAGATTGTACTAGATCAAAAACAACGTCGTAATAGTCGCGAACGAGACAACGAACTTTTTGCTGTACAGAAAGCAATCGAGACTAAAACAGGTGTCGATTATGCCCGTTTAAAAAATCTTCAGCACGGATATAAAAGCTCTATGGCACAAGAAGCAGGGCTTGGTGATTTGATTGCTAACAACAATCCTAAGAAGAAAAAGTCATAATGAAAGTAGGATTAAGTTTAAGTCGTTGTATGCGGGATATTGTAGAAGCACGAGTAGATTACGACGATGTGTTAGTAATTGTTGCTCGTACAGATTTTGATCCGCACAATGATTCACATTGGAAAGGTATTTGGGACGGCTATCGTTACGGTGGTTTGAGCAATCCCGAATGGGCCGATGCAGAACCTAATAGTACTGATGAAGAAGCAAGTGCTATCTATCGCAATGTAGCTATACAGTTATATGATAATGGCAAACTACATCAGCCACGACAGTTCAAAGCACATCCGCCACGCTTGCCCTACTATTGGTTAGAAACATTTGCACCAGAAGAAGAAATAGCAACCAACCCAGCAACACAAAAGGCCTGGGATAGATATAAAATGCTAGCAGGATTATGAGCAGAGATATTTGGTTAATCAGTGACACACACTTTCAACACGCTAATATTCTTACCTTTGTAGATTCAAACACTGGTAAGAAGGTTAGGGGTGATCGTTTCAGCTCTGTTGAAGAAATGGATGAAACTATGGTTGAAAACTGGAACAAGGTCGTAAAGCCAGGTGATATTGTATATCACTTGGGCGATGTGTTCTTTGGTAACAAAGACACATTTAAAAGTTTATGGTCCAGATTGAATGGTTCTAAAAGATTGATTCTTGGTAATCACGATGACGCTAAGTTCTTTATTCAGAACGGACTTGTTACCAAAGTTGTAGTGTGGAGAGAGTTTCACGAACACGATTTATTATTATCGCATGTTCCTTTAGATCCTAGCGGATTACGGAGACATAGACATGGCAGACACGATGAAGAAAATAGAATGTTGTTAAATGTTCACGGACACATTCATCAGAACCCTAGTCCAACCGAACATCACAGATGTGTATGTGTTGAGCATATCGATTACACACCTATTCATATTGAAGAGTTGACAAAAACCAACAAGAGTGTATAATATATGAACGACTTAAAGTTTACAACAGCAGGGGATTACATGCGTACACAGCCTGATTACATTATCCGTCAACTTGAAATTCACAATAGTCGCTTAAACAAAGAAGATATTATTCGTGTTGCACACGAAGAAGGACTTCCAGAGTTTTTTGACGGCTTGCGTATGACACTTGATCCTCTTGTTACATTTGGTGTTAAACAAGTTCCTAGTAAAACAGAAGACGATGGACAAGGACTTCCTTGGACTGCTTTTGTAGAACTTGCAAACAAACTAATCGCCCGCGAACTGACTGGACATTCAGCGAGAGACGCTATCCTACTGGCAATGGATGTAGCAACACAAGCACAATGGAACGATTGGTATCGTCGTATCCTTATCAAAGACTTGCGATGTGGTGTAAGTGAAAAGACTGTAAACAAAGTAGTACCAGGCACAGTGCCTGTATTTACTTGTGCTCTTGCACACGATTCAGCTAACCATGAAAAGAAAATGATTGGTAAGAAACAGATTGAAATCAAACTCGACGGTGTTCGTGTGCTAACTGTTATCCAAGATGGCAAAGTAGAAATGTTCTCGCGCAACGGAAAACAGTTTCATAACTTTGGACACATTATTGAAGAACTTGAAGCAGTTGTTGCAGAATATCCTGTGCCGTATCCGCTAGTATTAGACGGTGAAGTAATGAGTTCAGACTTCCAAGATCTTATGAAGCAAGTGCATCGCAAAGACGGAAAGCAAAGCACTGACGCTGTACTACATTTGTTTGACACAATTCCACTAGGTTGTTTCAAAGCAGGTTCGTGGGATAAGCCACAGAGTTTCCGTAGTGCTATTACCAAGCACTGGGTAGAGGAGCATAAAGACGTCTTAAAACACGTACAAGCACTGGACTGGGAAGATGTTGACTTAGACTCTCCTGAAGGACAAAGTCGCTTTGTAGAGCTTAATAAAGCGGCTGTAGACGGTGGATACGAAGGAGTTATGATTAAGGACGTTGATGCTCCTTATGAATGCAAACGAACTCATGCATGGTTAAAAGCAAAACCATTTATTGAAGTAACACTAAAGGTGGTAGAAGTTGAAGAAGGTACTGGAAGAAACAGTGGTCGACTTGGAGCAATCGTTTGCGAAGGGATCGACGATGGAAAAGCTATCCGCGTTAATGTGGGTAGTGGCTTTAGTGACGTTCACAGGGATGAGTATTGGAATAGCAGGGACGCTCTTATTAACAATCTAGTAGAGGTACGAGCAGATGCTATTACGCAAAATCAAGACGGCACTTACTCGCTTCGCTTCCCAAGGTTCAAAACCTTCCGCGGATTCGAAGCTGACGAAAAAATATAAGAGAGAGCCTGTACGCTGTGTCTGGAATCAAGAAACAGAAGGCTGAAGTAATCTTACATTCCTTTTCAATGGGCGATGTGGAAGATGTAGAAATCTATGCTGCAGAGCCTATCTACCAATGGCAACAAACGCCAGAAGGTAAGTGGGCAATGGAACATGCTGAAAACATCTATTGGATTTCGAGACCCGATGCCCTTTCATTTGGTCATAGAATAGAAATCATTGGCACATTGTCAGACAAATACGCAACCTATTACTCACTCAAAAACAGTTGACAACTCCTCTCAAGGCATATATACTGTCAACAAATAGTTAGGAGAACACCATGGCGGCTAAACAAGCAAAACGTGCAAAAATAAAATCACTGTGCCCAGACTTCACGGGTTATGAATCTTGGAGTCCACAAAAGTTTCATCAACAACGAAATGCAATGCGTGATTATATCTACGGTGAGTTTAAAGCCAGTGACCTATTAGCTCATGTATGGAAGTGGATGAAGACACATGAGTATTCTGCACAAGATATCAAACAAGCACGAGCAGTAGGCGTAAACTCTACTTGCGGCATCTATGCTAAGATGTTAGAAATGGGTGTTCCTAGTTACTATGACAAGCATGCAGAGTACTGGGAAGGTCTTGAAGGTGTATCTGGCAAGATGCGTGATATCAACGAGTTTATAAAACAACAAGTTGACCTAGCAGTAATTGCAGGCAAAGAAGTTGTTGCAGAAGAAAAAGCAGAGGAAGCCGCTAAAAAGAATGTGTATGTTCCTACAATCCAAGATCGTATTCGCGAACAGTCTATTAAAGCATGTGGTGCTATCGACGAATGGTTAGACACATATGTTGAAACAAAGAAAGACTTTAACTTTTTAGGACACTTCACAGAATTAGGTGTAACACAAGCCCATGCTCGTAAGATTAGAGAGTTTTACACAGGCGAGTATGAAGAATACAACGAAGTTGTAAATCACATGCCTACTCCGCAACAGATTGCAAAAATCAAAGACGAGCTAGAAAAAGATCTTGCACAACAATTCCGTGAAGGATATGCACACCTTGCTAAAGCAGATGCTAAAAAGTTTTTAGAAGGATTAGAAAAGATTTTAAATGCTTGTGACATGATTATTGAAAAAGCAAAAACAACTCGTAAGCCTAGAATTAAGAAAGCACCTAGCAAAGACAAACTAGTTGCAAAACTAAAATATAAAAAGCAGGATGACAAATATTCTATTGTAAGTGTAAATCCATTAGATCTTATTGAAGCAAAAGAAGTTTGGGTATTTAATACTAAAAATCGCAAACTAGGCAAGTATATCGCGGATGACATGACAGGCCCTATTACTGTAAAAGGTACAAGTCTAGTAGGTTATAACGAAATCACCAGCGTACAAAAGACTCTACGCAAACCAGAAGAACAACTAAAAACATTTAAGAGCTCGGGCAAGGTAGCACTGCGTAAGTTCTTGGAAGATATTAATACCACAGATACAAAACTCAACGGAAGGGTCAATGAGGAGACTGTGATACTTAAGGTAAGTAGATAAATACTTACATGAATGATTCTGTAGATTTAAATTCCGTTAAAGAAGGTATTAGTAGTTTAGTAGATGCTGTTCAGCAACTACAAGAACGCCCTGCAACCGAATATACTCCTGCTCAAAGGAGCATCAGTGGTAATGCTATCAACGGCGGATTAATAACCAACTTTAGAAGTGTAGGTGTACAGGATCTTGCCAGCAAACTTACAGTTACAGTTGACGATGACGGTGTACATGTTAAGGCATTGTACGCAGAATCACTGGAAGGTGATACAGTTGTTAATGGTGATTTTACTGTTAATGGACATATTTCTGCAAGAAGTCTACACGTAGACGAAGTGACCAGCGATGTTAGACATGAACGTTCTAGTTCGTTGGAGTTTGTGGCAGACGAAAGAGAATCTATCTACGGTAAAGGATTACTTTGGAGGGGATTTCAAGGTGCAACACACTTTGCTTTACAAACAAATCCGGACAGGATCTTAAGTACTGCTAGTATCGATGTAATCAACACAGAATCTTATATGATTAACAGTATACCTGTGCTGTCGGAAAACACACTGGGCAATACTATTATACATAGTAATCTACAAAGAGTAGGTGCATTAGAAAGTTTATCTGTACAAGGTGATGTAAGAATAGATGAGTTTATTATCTACAATGCATCGTCGCAGAGAATTGGTATTAACACCGATGAACCTAATGCCACTTTAAGTCTTGCAAGTTTTGACCATGAGTTTATCATTGAAACAGAAACTACTGCTAGCAGAGTAGGTAACTACACCAGCAGTGATTTAGAAATAGTAACAGACAACACGCCTCGTATCACAATAACAAAAGGAGGTGATATCAAGCTAGGCATTCAAGGTAATACACATACTAAGGTAAGTGTTTACGGCAAACTAGGCGTGAATGTTACTAATGTTTCTGAAACAGAAAGTTTTGCAGTACAAGGAAATATATCTCACAATGGCAAGAAGTTCCTTGTTGCCGCAGAAGCACCCCGCACAGGAACCTTTAATAAAGGTGACATAGTGTGGACTACAGATCCACAACCAACTGGACACGTAGGTTGGATTTGCATCAAAGAAGGCACTCCAGGCACCTGGAAAAGATTCGGTCAAATTTTTGCATAAACATTATACATAATTTTTTAAACTTGCTCTATAAATATTATCATAGGGGATACTACTGTGTCTGTGGAAGATGAAATCAAAATTAAATCAGAACAAATAAAAAAAGAAGTTCGCTGGTGGAGTTATGCTGGCTGGACTCTCCCTTTCATTGTGCTTGCAGGATTGTTTTTCTTAGAGATGTTCGGATGGGATTCTGTTTATCATCAGGCGTTAACCGTCGGTGGTACTGTTTTGTTTACTATTAGTGTATATTGGTGGTGGTGGGCTATTCATAAAATCTTTAATTTTGCAGATATGATGACTGCAACTGCTGCAAGATTAAAAAGTATCAAAGAAGAATTTTCAAAAATCAAAGATAATCTAAAGTAATGTGGGTAATAGGCAATGGTGAAAGCCGACTTCGGGTAGATATTAATAAACTTGAAGGAATTAAAATAGGCTGTAATGCAATATTTAGAGATTATCACGTAGATCATCTAGTATGTGTAGATCGTCGAATGGTTAGAGAAGCACGTCTAACATACACAGGTCCTATATACACACGACCAGATTGGCGTTTTACAAATGCAGATCTAGTACCAGAACTTCCTTTCAAACAAGAAACACGAGCAGACGAACCTATGAACTGGGGCAGTGGGCCTTATGCTGTCTATATAGCCTGCACACTAGACACTGATGTTAAACTGTTAGGATTTGATCTATACGGGATTAATAAACGAGTAAACAATGTATATAAAGGCACTATTGGCTATGTCGGTGAGAATCATCACCAAATAGACCCAAGGTATTGGATCTATCAGATAAGTAAAATTTTTAATCACTTTCCTAAACACAAGTTTACTGTCTATCAAGAATCAGATTGGAACATTCCAGAAAGTTGGTTAGAAAGCAACGTTACACTTGACAAAATAGATAGGTTAGTGTAGTATATACAAAGTGGTCTTATGCTCACCCCACTATAAAGATTCTGCGCATCAAACTTACTCACAAGGAGGCAAGAGATGGGTATTAAAGTTAAAGCAACTAAAATATACAAGAACTTACCGTGCGGACACGCACAACATTTTGATGCTAATGAAGATGGTACGCCAGGGCATTGTGCTCAAGTACATGGCTATGATCGTTCAGTAGAGTTTACATTTGCAGGCGAAGTAGACGAACACGGTTGGATTGTTCCGTTTGGTGGATTAAAACCTGTTAAAGAATTCTTAGAATATTATTTTGATCACGTAACTGTGTTACCAGCAGATGATCCACGTATCGCAGACATTCCAAATGAAATGGTAGATACTGGTGGATTATTAGGAACACTTCGTGTGCTACCTAGCGGTGTAAGCATGGAGATGAGTAGTCTGTTTATTTGGGAACATGTAAACGCATTTATCTATCATATTACAAAAAGCCGTTGTTATGTTGAGCGTGTTCGTGTTTATGAGCATGAGCGTAATGATGCTATGGTAGAAGTTGATGAAACAACAGCACGGGCATCTGCACAAGATAAACAAGCAGAACTACAATTACTTCCATTAAAACCTCGCTGGCATTGGGAATCACCGCAGGCGGCTATTGAAAGATTAAACGGTAGATGAAAAACTACGTTGTTTGTTTAAAACACGGTACTAAGTATTCCGCTGATTATGTTAATATCTTATATAACATGGTGCAGCGGAATCTTACTGTGGATCACGAGTTTGTGTGTTTTACAGAAGATCCTAAAGGCATAGATCCTAATATCCGCATTGAGCCGTTGCCAAATTCTAACGTAAAAGGGTGGTGGTACAAGCCATTCTTCTTTGATCCAAAATTGCTAGAGCCAGGTGTACGATTGTTTTTAGATTTAGATGTTATTGTATTTAGAAACATAGACAATCTGTTTACCTATGCTCCTGACAAGTTTTGTATTATACGTGACTTTAATAGATTTGCAAATAATAACTGGAATAAAATGAACTCCAGTGTATTTAGATTAAATCAAGGTCAACAAGAGCACGTTTTTTCTACGTTTATTGAAAATCCTGAACACTACAGCAGAAGATTTCATGGTGATCAGGATTGGATTTTTAATCAGGTAAGAAAAGACTGGGTATTTTGGCCCGACGAATGGATACAAAGTTATAAATGGGAAATGCGTGGCAAACCGCAAATGATTAGAAACAAAGACGGTAGAAATTTTGCAGAATCTGGTGAGCCTAAAGTTTTAAACGATACTAGTATTGCTGTATTTCACGGTGATCCTAATCCTCATAACTGTATCGACACCTGGTGCAAACAACATTGGTATTGACAAACAACAACACAGGCAATATAATATAATTATGAAAAAACGTATAGGCTTCGCATGCAAGTACATGCATTCAGATCAAACGCAGAAGAAAAAACTACTTGAAGAAATTCAGCGTCCCCTTAACACTCGCAGTACCACAGTGGCTTGGCTTAATCGTCAAACTCGCGAAGATGCAGAACAGCGTCTATGGGACATCATGGAACACAACATTCAAAGTTATTACAATCTTGTAAAATATGTAGGAGGATTGCCCGATGGGCTTAGAATGGTCAGGTTGGGCAGTGATTGTCTTCCTGTTTATACTGAACGCAGTTGGAGCTACTTTTGGCGGCGTCTCGACGTGCGCGACTATTGCGAACGAGCGTTTGCAAGGGTTGGGGATCTTGCTCGCGATAATGACGTCCGTTTATCTTTTCACCCTGGGCAGTTTACTGTACTTGCTAGTGAAACTCCCGATATAGTAAATAGAAGTATAGAGGAGTTCGAGTATCATGCTGATATGGCCAGGTGGATGGGCTACGGTAGAACCTTCCAAGACTTTAAGTGCAATGTACACATATCGGGTAGAAAAGGGCCGCAAGGTATCAAAGAAGCCCTCAAGCGACTCAGCCCCGAAGCAAGAAACACCATCACAATCGAAAACGACGAAGTCTCGTGGGGCATCGACGCAAGCCTTGAGCTCGCCAACGATCTTGCACTTGTATTGGATGTGCACCATCACTGGGTCCGTGAAGGTGAATACATTCTACCAACCGACGATAGATTTAAGCGCATAGTAGATTCTTGGCGCGGAGAGCGTCCTGTTATTCATTATAGTGTAAGCACAGAAGGATACATGCATGGTTGGAATCCAGATGTTAAACCTGTAATGGAAGAACTTTTAGACGCAGGATTTAAGAAAGGTAAACTTCGTGCTCACAGTGATTATTATTGGAATAATGCATGTAATGAATGGGCCATTCAATTTTTAGACCACGCAGATATAATGGCGGAGAGCAAGGCAAAAAACCTTGCTAGTATTAAACTTTGGGAAGACTACGTAAACAAAGACTCATTACTTTTAGCTAGTTAGAGTTTATTAATAGGAATATCAGTATTCACACCGATATTCCATATTCTCCGTTTATCTACACCCTTTTCTTGTGCAAATCGTTTAGCATCACAGTTACCGCATACATGATAGTAGTTGTTGTTAATCCTATTAGGATCCATATTTCCTCTGTCTCTAAAAAACTCCTTTTCACAGCAGTCGCAGATAAATCTTAACACAGTTTTAAATCTAGTGTATACATGTTCTTTGCCTAGTTTTGACTCTCGTGTGTAAGAATTCTTTACTCTAATCTCTTCTACTAACATATAGTTATTTACATTAAGATTATAAAAATATCGCTAAATACACTGTAATGTTATTTCATGGAGTGGCATAATGGCAAGAGAAATTATTGACATCGGTGTAGAAGGCAATGACGGAACCGGTGACAGTCTAAGAGAATCTTTTAGAAAATCCAATTCAAATTTTAAAGAACTGTATGCAATCTTTGGACAAGGCGAAACAATTGGGTTTAATGCCTTAGGCGATACTCCAGATAGCTACGAAGATCGTGCAGGACAAATACCTATTGTTGCGCAAAGTGAAGATGGACTTAACCTAGTCGAACTTGCCAGTGATTCAGCATTAGGCGGAGGAGCAGCAGATACTCTATTATTTGATGCAGTTACTGATCCAGACAAATTAATCATTAGAACAAGATTTACCGAACTATTTGATGACGAAGCTCCTACACTAAAAGTAGCTCTTAACGCTAACGGAAAAGCTATAGGTAATGTAGACATCAGCGACGAAGCCGCAGCAGCTTTTAATGCAAAATATAATCTGTCAGATGCTACTATAGACGATCTTGTTCCAGATAAAAAATACATTGACAAAAATTATCTTCCTCGTGGAAGCAAGGGCAAGACAGCCAATCTACGAGACGAGCCTATTAATGCTACTGAATATACATTTACTATCAGTGGTTATGATCAGGGTGATGTAACCGTGGGAACACACGGATTAAATCAATCCAGCACAGGTGCTCCTTATATTTATTCAAGCACTGGCACAGATGCAACTAACTTAACATCTGACACAACTTATTATATTAGAGTAGTAGACACAGAAAATGTAACATTACACCCTACTGCTGACGATGCAGTAAATGGCACAAACGAAATAGATGCTAGCGGCGGCACTGGAACACAAACACTTGTAGACGCTAGTTATGACAGCAGTTTAGAAGGTTTTTGGTTAGACAACGAAGCACTTCCACGTAAGAGTGTTGTACGTCGCGAAGGTGATACCATGACTGGCGCCTTAAACTTGCATGATCATCCAGGTGATTTAACAGGATTAGGAACTCCAAACGGATCGGACGATTTACAAGCCGCTTCAAAATTATATGTTGACCAATCATCGTTTACTAGTATAATTAATCTATATGTAAACAATCAAGGCGATGATGCACAAACATTAACACCTGCAGGTAAAGAAGGCAGAAGTGAAAGATTTGCATATAGAACAGTTAATGCTGCCGCACAAAAAGCAGAAGAACTAGTAATTGCTGCACCTATTGAACCGGGTCCATACATGCAAACTATTACTCATAGTGATAGTTTAGAAGATGCAAAGACACAACAAGTAGGATTTACTAATATCCCCGTAGGTCGGGCAGATGTAAGAGAAGTCATAGAAGCTAACAGAACATTTATTCAAGAAGAAGTTATTGCCTATATTAATCAAACATATCCTGATTTAAACTACAATCAAGATCTTTGTTATAGAGATGTTGGTCTTATTGTTGATTCTGCTGTATTTGACACATTAACCGGCGACAATGCAAACTATCTTTCAAGATATGCAGGCTTAAGATATTATGCTAGTCCTAGTGCTCAGATTGCTATCAAGACACAGTTAACAGAAACACTAGACGGTATAGGATATATTAGCTCTCTGTTTGATATTATCTTAAAAGAACTACCTTATACTCCTTTACAAACTGATTATGATAGAACGACACTTGCAGACCTTGGCATTCCTAGCATAGATCAAACCAGTATCAATTCTATAGAAGATAAAATTCAAACAGTGCTTGACGTGATAGCAGACGGTCCGTTAGATGCGGAACAGATTGTCGACGGTGAAACGTACGAGATTGCACTTAACAACGGCGCTGTCGGTTACGTGGATCAAGGAAATCCAAGTAATGAAGATTTACGTCCTGGTAAAGTTATTAGAGGTAAAAAATCAGGCGCTCTTGCAAAAATTGTTTCTTATACCGCAGAAATTGACGGCGGGACACCTGACGATACAGATATACTTCAAGTAATCCTACTTGAACCAAAAGAGTTTGTGTTAGATGAAGAAATTGAATTTGGTAACTTTGTTAAAGATATCCAGATAACATTGTGTGTCGAAGCAGGTGTTTACTACGAAGATTATCCTATTAAAGTTGCTGATAATGTTAGTATTGTTGGTGATGACTTTAGACGTACTATTATTCGTCCTGCAAATCGTGTATCACAGAGTCGATATGCAAATACATATTTTTATCGTGACAAAGAGTTTGACGGACTTACTGGTGACAGTTCTAGTGTTACGGGCGTTCCGGATATTAACCTTCCTGCTAGTGGCACAGAATATATTAACCCACTAACAAGCGAATTAGACGGTTACTTTGGATATCATTATCTACTAGATCCGGATTCAGAATTAAACTTATCATCGTTTGGTGCAAACAATCCAGGCGGTTACACTGAAGCTGCAGAATTACTAAGAAGAAACAAAGACTTTATTGTAGAAGAAGTTATACAATATGTTAATGCAACATATCCTAGCTTAGACTATAATCAATCTAAATGTCGCAGAGACACTGGCTTAATCGTAGACGGTTTAGTTCTTGATCTTAAAAATGGCGGACGAATCAATTCTTTAACCAATCAAGGTGCATATTACACAGGTGCAGTTTTAGGACAAGAAAATGAAACACAAGCAGCTATAGAATATATTTCAATTATTTCTAGCTCAGTATTAACTAATACAGCATTTCCTTCACAGTTAGGTGCTGTTGATCAATACATTGATACTGACTATACTGCCGAATCGGGTGCTCAAGCTTCGTTAGAAGGACTAATTGACTGTATTAGTTTTGCATTTAATGTAGCATACAACCCGCCTAAGCGGAACGACGAAGTTGATGTGTTCTTAATGAATGATGCAACTAGAATTTCTGATGTCACTGTACAAGGACACGGAGGATTCTTATGTGTGTTAGATCCAGATGGGCAAATCTTAACTAAGTCTCCGTACATTCAAGTAGGATCAAGTTTTTCAAAGAGTCTTAACAGACAAGCATTCCGTGGAGGAATGTTTGTTGATGCATTCTCTGCAAACATCCCTATGGAAGTTTACGAGATCACCAGTGCATTCGAAGTCAAAGTCAGAGGCGGCGGACTATTTAGAAAGCGTCCACAAACACCTTGTCCTTTCTACATAGACGGCAAGCGTTTCCAAGTCAACGAAGTACGTTTTTGGCGTAAAAACTTTGGTGACGCAATATTACTATTAGATAGAACAAGTAATGAAGGCAACGGTTGGTCCGGTACTACAAGTGCTGCTCCAACAGGTGTTAACTTAGATCTTGCAAGCAATGGAAATCCTATTCCTATTACTGTACAATCTGCAGGTAACCGTTCAATGTTGGGTAACGACTTTACTCAGATCAATGATATGGGTTATGGCCTAGTTGTTACAAACGGCGGTTTAAGTGAAATGGTTAGTATGTTCACTTATTACTGTTGGACTGCATTTTATGCAAACAATGGTGGACAGATTAGATCTCTAAATGGTTCTAATGCAAACGGTGAATACGGTCTTGTTGCTGAAGGTGCTGATCCTAACGAAATTCCAGATGGTATTACACTGAGAGATGACTTAGTGCAACCAGGTAAAACAGTAAGCATACAGACTTACTTAGATTTTTCAACTGTACAAACTCTACAAGAAGGCGATACTCTTACACAAACAATAGGTGCAGAAACTGTTACTGCTACCATTACTCACGAAGCAGTTGGTAAACGTGTTTATGTTCACAATGTTACCAGTTCAAGTGAAGCGATAACAAACTTTAATACTGTAGACGATATCATCTATAATGATAGTACTAACTTAGGTGCTCCTAGCACAGTAAACACTATTAGCTACACAAACCAGACATTAAAGCAACAGTTTTTATATGTCTATGATCTACAGTACACTCCACAAAATAACATGGAGATTGATTTTGTATTTGAAAACGATACTCCAACGCCTTCAACTGGTAGATTTGAAATATCAAACTTACAGTTAATGACCAGTGCTATTATAGACGGACACTTTGAAGTTCCTTATACAGACAATTCTGTAGCAGGAGCAAATGCAACATTTAACATAGAAAAAACAAGAAATAATGGATATATTGCCACTATAACAGCAGCTGGTACAGGATATCTAGCAGGAGACGTAATAACAGTTGATGGAGCCGATGTCGGCGGCGTGACTTCTACTAATGATGTAACTATTACTGTAGACGAAGTAAACGCTACTACAGGTGCTATTACGGCAGTAAGTGTAAGTGGTACTGTTCTTCCTAATGTTGCAACACCATTCTACAGTGGTAAGATTTATAAGTTAAACTTTTCAACAGGAACAGCAGGATTTAATGACGGCGGTCTAGACGCGGCAGTTGATCCTGACACTCCAGTGAATATAAGATTTGCCAAGAGTTTTGTTATTACTGACATTGCAGATAGAGATAACTTAACTATTCGTCCTAGTACTGCTCTAGTATTTGAAGGTGACGATGAAGATATTACTTACAGAACTATTGCATTTGCTGTAACAGAAGGCATAGGCGGTGCGTTACCTCAAACAGAGACACTACTTACAATAGATTCTACCTTTGACTTTGTTCGTTTAACTGTTAAACCAGAGGAAGCAGTTAACAACACTTATCCAGGCAACGGCACAACAATGGGTGCCACTGTAGGCGACGATATTATTGCTATTGAAAAACTGGAAGAGCAAGCAGAAATTGATCGCATAAATGCAGGAGATATGATATTTACATGGGCAGGTAAGACTCATATTGTAGATAACTACACTGATAGAGGCACTTTTGCTACAGTAGAAATTTCAGATCTAGCTGGTGGTAATATTGATATAAACAATGCTGCACTAGGTCTTGCTAGAAGTGTTATTGTAGGAGATCAAGTACAAACACTGCGTGTAGGTTTACAAGGCGGTGAACTAGGTACAGTTACTATCCGCATTTCAACTTGCCGTGCAACAGGTCACGACTTCTTAGACATAGGATCTGGTAGTTTCAACCAAACAAACTATCCAAATGTATTGTTAGGTGCAGGTCGCGAACCTAATCAAGAAAACGAAGTACAAGAAAGACTCAAAGGCAGAGTATTCTATGTATCAACAGATCAAGACGGTTTCTTCCGTGTGGGTAGATTCTTTACAGTTGATCAAGGCACTGGTACTGTAAGTTTTGCGGCAAGTATTGCACTTTCAAACTTAGACGGTATTGGATTTAAGCGAGGCGTTGTTATTGCTGAGTTCTCAACAGACTCGGCTATGACTAACAATGCTATTGACACTGTACCAACACAGAGTGCTGTAAGACAATATGTCAACAGACGCTTAGGTTGGGATCACGACGGAGTATCAGTTCCAAATAGAATAGGTCCAGGTGCACTTGCAGCCAGCGGTGAAATACCAATGACTGGTAACTTGAACGCTGGTACTAAAACAGTAACCAATCTAGCGGCTCCAGCAAATGGCAGTGATGCGGCTACGAAATCATATGTTGATACTGCTATTGGAAACAATGACTCGATTGCGGCGTTAAGAGACACAGAAATAAACGGATATGCTGAAGGTCAGTTTTTAATATCAACAGCTAAGAAACGTATTTTTATAGATGGTGATACAGTAGGCGGAACTGGTGTATTTGCTGTTGGTCAAAACTTTACAGGATCTTCTACAGGAGCTACAGGTACTATTGTAGATGTCGAAGTTACCACTGACAATATCAGTGGTAACGTTAACATTATTACATACACAGCAAATAGCGGAGATATTACCACAGCTGATGACATTGTGGTAACTAGCGGCCCAACAGGCGATGTCATTCTCGGACCTTATGACGAATGGGCAAATACAGACTTTAATACACAAAACAGTCAGGTTGAATTTACTGTAACACGAGACGAAAACGGCACAGACTTTAGAGCTAATATTAAAAATGACAGTGTCTTAAACGAAGATGTTAATAGTAATGCAGAAATTGCTCAAAGTAAACTAGCAATGACTAAAGCTGATACCTTCGACGAGGACGATGCTACAACAGGTTGGAGTGGAACACAGGCAAAGACACAAGCAGATTTAGGTCTTGCTAAGTTCAGTGATGAAAACTTTGAAACCACAGACGGGTTTGTAAGAATCAAAGACAATGGTATTGTATTTGCTGAACTGCAAGATATTGCAACAAATAAAGTTATTGGCAGGGTGAGTTCCGGTACAGGTGATCCAGAAGCTATCAACGTTACTCAAGCATCAGGTGCAGATAGTATACTTAGAACAAGAAACGACGGTGGTATTCAAGTAACTAATTTAATATTAGGTGCAGACAGTTCTTACAAGGTAATGGAGATATCGGGAACTACTCTCCAAATTAAAACACCAGGTCAAGCGACTGTATTAACCGCAGTTGGTACAACTAGTGCTAAAATAAATGTTACTATTCCTGATAATCTTATTATTGGCAACGGCAGTGCTACTGAAAGTATTTTGCAATTAGGTAGCAGTTTAGCCGGAGAAAGTAGATTAAGTTCAGATTGGATTTATACATCGTTTATCGAAGCAGCAGATGAGAAGGGTGCAGCATCTACTGGATTAGCCATAGGTGCAGCAAGTGGCTCGGCTAACGCAGGAGAAATTGCTGTTGTAGTTGCTGGAACAACTACAAGTGTAACTCCATTTATTTTTAGTGATACTGGTGTTGTTCCTGATCAAAATGCAACATATAATATAGGCGAAGGCGGACAAAATCCTTTAAGATATAATACCGTATACGCACAAGTATTTGACGGTGTTGCAACCAATGCAAGATATGCTGACTTAGCAGAAAAATATCTAGCTGACCAAGAATACGAATCAGGCACAGTACTAATATTTGGCGGGCAAGCAGAAGTAACACATTGTGCTACTAAAGATGATCGTAGAGTAGCAGGTGTTGTTTCTACTAATCCTGCACACTTGATGAATGCAGATTTAGAAGGACTTACAGTTGATGTTGCTCTACAAGGTCGTGTTCCATGTAAAGTTATTGGCAAGGTCGAAAAGGGCGATATACTTGTTACATCAGCATATCCAGGATATGCTATTGTAAACAATGATCCAAAGGTAGGAACTGTGATAGGTAAAGCAGTTGCTAACAAAGACGACGTTGAAAAAGGCGTAGTCGAAGTTGTTGTAGGGAGAGTGTAAATGGCACGTAAAGTTATTAATTTAGGTACTAGTCCTAACAAAGGAGATGGTGATCCGCTAAGAATAGCGATGACCAAAATCAACGACAACTTTGATGAACTTTACAACGAACTAGGACCGCAACGTGATATTGTAGGAGTAGAAGTTCGAGGCGCTGACTCAACTATTCTTGTAGACGGTATTGACAGTACAATTAACTTGAATGGCACTGTCAAAGATAATATTGTTCCTCAAGTTAATCTAGCAAACAACATCGGTGACGAATTAAAAAGATTCAGTAAAATCTATGGTAGTATTGCTACAGCTAACAGTACATTATTAGTAGATGCTGAAAACTCGAGTATTAATTTAAATGGTACTGTTAAAGGGGATATTATTCCTGATCAAACAGAAGTACATGATCTAGGTAGTTCTACTAGAAGATTTAAAGATCTTTGGTTAAGTGGAAATACTATTTACATCGGTGGCGGAGCTATCAGTGTAAACCCTGTAACAGGTGAGTTTGAGTTTACTGGACAAGTACGCCAAGTTGTTGTTACACAAAGAGACGTTGTTGGTAATTTGTTTGCTCAGGATTCTACACTGGTTGTAGATGGTGCAACAGGTGAAGTTAAAAATCTAGGCGGAGAACTACCAAGTTACTACTTAGACTATAATAACTTTACAAATGTTCCTGTACTAACACTAGCAGATATTCTTGCTAATGGAGGAGCTGCAAGTAGCACACTTCCTATACAAAACGTACAAGGTGACAGCACAGGCAGTATCACAGAGTTTCCAACTATAAGCTCAACAGCAGGTGGAACTATAAGTGGTTACGACACACTTACTGGTACTGCTGTTGGTGACATCACAGGTTACAATAACATCATTGGAAATAACTTAGGTGATATTGGTGGATATGTAAATGTTCGTGCAAGAGATAACTTTATTGTAAACAATGTTAGTTTCGGTAGCACAAATGTTACACAATGGGACACAGCATATTCGTGGGGTGATCACAGTGTAGAAAACTATGCAACTATTACATATGTAGATAACAGTGTAGCACAGGTACTTAACAGTCAAGGATTTGTCACATTTTGGAATAATCAGTTTTTACAGAAGACCACTGACAACCTAGCAGAAGGTAACAACAATCTTTATTACACAGAATCAAGAGTAAAGGGCATCCTTAATGATCCTCTAGATCCTTATGCTAGCCAAGCATATGTAACAACTGCTGTAAATAACCTAATAGGTATTGCACCAGGCGATTTAAATACACTAGGCGAAATAGCATCGGCCATTGCAAATGATGCAAACTACAGTACCACAGTTAATAATGCTCTTGCTACTAAGTTTAATACAGCAGACTTTGCTACAACATTCGATCAAAATTTTGCTACAAAAACAACAACTAACTTGACAGAAGGTGGCAACTTATACTATACTGATGCAAGAGTACAGAGTTATCTAACAAATAATAGTTACGCAACTCAAGCATATGTAACACAAAGTGTTGCAGATTTAATCGATGCGGCTCCTGCAACATTAGATACATTAAATGAACTAGCGGCGGCACTAGGCGACGATCCTAATTTTGCAACTACGGTAACTAACTCTTTGGCATTAAAATTAAATGCTGCTGACTTTAACGATTTGTTTGATACTCGCTTTGGGACAAAAAATACCAGTGATATACCAGAAGGTGCAAATATATATTTTACTAATGCAAGAGCAAGAAGTTCTATTAACATTGTTGATGCAGGTGGCGACGGCTCAATGGTCTATAATAGTGGCACTGGTGTTATTACATATACAGGACCTACTGCATTAGAAGTAAGAGCACACCTAAGCGGTACAGGCGATATTGATTATGATTCAGCAACTGGTACTATTTCTTTTAACAATAGCACAGGTTATCTAACAGAAGTTACTGCAAACGACTTTGCAGGTACAGCATTAACAACAGATCAGGATGTGTTTGAAGATACAAATGATCGTTTAATGACTGCGGCAGCTATTGATGATTTAATTAGAGCAAGGATTACTGTAACAGCAGAGATTGATACATTAGATACTGTTGTTAAGAGAAGCAACACAACAGATTCAGAAGTTATTGTAGCAGGACTAACAACCAGTACAATAACTGCTGCAGATAGCAGTGCTATTGACTTCGGTGATACACAGTTAGAAAATGTTATCATAGATTTTGGCTCATACTCGGGCTAGATAAATACTACATAGGAACAAGAAATGCCAAGATTAAAACTTAAAAGAAGTGACGTTAGCGGACTTGCACCAGGTATAGCAGAATTAGAGCTAGGAGAACTAGCCCTTAATACTTTTGACGGCAGACTTTTTACTAAAGTAGAACAGAATGGTCAAGAAAGTGTTGTTACTATTGGCGGCGAGTCAACTACAACCGGCGTTGTATATGTTGCTAAAAACGGTGATGACGCAAACAGTGGATCTAGTGTTAACGCCGCAAAAAGAACTATCAAATCCGCATTAGATGTTGCTAGAGCTGGTGTTTTTACTCCTGTGACAGATCCGGGTCAGGGATTTTATGATGCTATTGAATTACTCAAACTAAACAGATCGTTCATTCAAGCAGAAGTTGTTGCGTTTGTCAATGACATTTTTCCATCACTAGTTTACAACGAAGAAAAGTGTGGCAGAGACGTTGGACTTATTATAGATGCACTTATTGTTGATTTAGAGTTTGGCGGCAACGAAGAAAGTGTGTTTGCTGCAAGAAGTTATCTTACTTACACAGGCACAGTTATTCCAGGAGAAGTTAGTGCTACATCAACAGCAGTTGGCTATACTAAGACTCTTGCTAGACAGGTTGTCAGAAATGTTGTACTAGGATTTACATATCAAACAAATGTTGTTCAAGTGACTGATCTTCAATACACACAAGGCATCGATGCTAATGCTAGAATTGTAGAGTTACTTGATTTAATAGAAGACTCTATCACAGGCGGTGAAGATGCTATTCCTGAACTGATAGAAAATGATATTAACATTACTTATTACACAGTTAGAGTTGCAAGTGGTGATTACACAGAAGCTAACCCTTTAGATATGCCTCCGTTTACGGCTGTTGTAGGAGATAGTTTAAGAACAGTAACAGTTCGACCCGCAGATAAAACCGAAGACTTATTTTATGTAACACACGGTGATTATCTTTCTGATATGACATTCAGCGATCATATTGCACCTACTGCTGCTATCGCGTTCAATCCAGCTGGAAATACATTCTTACAAAGAAGTGTAGACGACTGGCGTTCGCCTTATATTCAAAACTGTACTTCTAAGACTACAACTGGTACAGGTATGCGTGTAGATGGAAGCGTAGCAGGTGGACTACGTTCAATGGTTGTTGACAGTTACACTCAATACAACGAAGGCGGCATTGGCGTACACCTACTCAATCGCGGATATGCACAGTTAGTATCTGTGTTTACTATTTGCTGTCAAGATGCATTCCTTGCAGAAAGCGGTGGCTTCTGTAGTATTACAAACTCTAACTCGAGTTTTGGTACATACGGTTTAAGAGCAACTGGTGTTTCAGAAGCATTGTATCAAGGACAAAGTGCTGGTGTAGATCAAAGCGGTACAACCATTACTTTAGACAACTTAGTTATTCGTCCAAACGTAGGTGATGCAGTTAAGTTTGCTGGAGATGATTTTTACTACACTGTAGAAAGTGCAACCAGTATGTTTACAACGGTAAATACTGGCGGATATAATGAAGCAGGAGACTTGCTGATCCTTAACAAAGATTATATTGCAGGCAAAGTAGGCGATTATGTTGACTCAACATATCCTAGTTTAAGTTATGATCGTGCAACTTGTGAACGAGATGTTGCTCTCATTGTAGAAGCACTTGGCAACGATTTAAAAACTGGCGGCGTAGAAAACACAGACTTTGCAGCAGATGCTTATTGGGCAGGATCGCAGAGTAAAGTACTAGGACAGATAGACGAAACTGCTGATGCTGTTGGAACTATTGCATTATTTGGGCAACAAGTATTAAATAAGACAGCAATAGGATTTGTAGATGATCCTAACTTAACTGCCGAAGCAGGTGCTAGTACTGTAGTTGCAGACTTAATAGCTGATTTACAAAATGCTATCACAAGAACAAATACTGGAAGTAGTGACATAACACTAGAGCAAGCAGTATTACAGATAGTACCAGATAATACTACAGTTACATTCCATCAGCGTAGTTTGATCGGAGCATCTGCACACACATTTGAATATGTAGGAACAGGAAATCAAATAGAGTTTGCTGTTCCGTATTTAGGAGGTCGTCCTATACAAGAAAACGAAGTTGTAGAAGACGACAACGGTGCTGGTAGAGTTAACTTTACAAGTACAGACCAACGTGGTGACTTCCGTATTGGTCAAGAACTGGTTATTGAAAGAGCAACAGGTACTATTTCAGGTAGAACATTCAACCGAAGCTTGTTTGCTGTAATGACACCGTATATATTAGCAATTACAGAGTAAAAGGAAAAAGACATGGCAGAACCGTTACCGCTCAATCGATTTAGAACAATAACAGAAACACTAGAAACTTCTGAACAAGAAGTATATACTGTTCCTGCGGGTGCGTCTACTGTTGTCCTAGGTGCTCAGTGTGCAAACGTAAGTGGATCTGAAACTACTGTAACTTTTAAAACAAGAATCGGTGGTATAGACACAGAACTATTAGACGAGTTTGCTTTACCGCCAAATGATGCTGTTAACCTAGTTAGCGGTAAGTTAGTGTTAGAAGAAAACTCTATTCTAGTAGCATCTACAGGAACAAATTTATCTTGCAAGTTAACATTGAGCATTTTGGAAACATCAAATGAGTAATAGCAGACTTACCAGCGGAAGAGTAAAAAGAAAAGCTCCCGGTGATTTAACCGCGGACCGTTATGATTATCTAGGGTTGGATCAAGCAGAACCAGCAATGGGTGTTCCGTTAACCAACGGAGAAATGGTTCTTAGTAACACAGATGGCACTAAAACATTTGCTGCGCCTACACTGCAAACTATTGCAGACTTTGGCGCTTCTTCTACTACTGCACTTAGTGTAGATGTAACAGGTGACATTACAGGTACAGTGTCTAGTTTATCAAATCATACAACTGACACACTCACAGAAGGTTCAACTAATCTTTATTTTACTACTCAACGTGCAAGAGACTCTTTTGCAGCTGGTACTGGTATTACTATTATTGACGGCGTCATTGATGTAGGACAACAGGTTGGTCCTTCAGACAACGTTGCATTTAACAACGTAACCGTTAATGGTACTCTTAACTCAAACGATATTACCAGTGCTAACATCGAAGCAGACGGTAACTTAACTGTTACAGGTAACTTAACTGTACTAGGTAATACAACACAACAAGAAGCAGATAATCTTGTAGTTTCTGATTTGGTTATCACTGTTGCAGCTGGAGCTGAGACAAACTTTGACGCCAATGGTGCAGGTCTATTAGTTGACGGTGCAGACGCCACAATAAAATATTTTGCTATTCCAGATGCTTGGAGAGTAAACAAAAAACTAGAAGCACCACAAGGCTTTGTTGGTAACTTAACTGGTAATGTAACTGGAACAACTTTTGGCTTACATGACGGAGATATGCAAGGACATATCAAGGCAGAAGGCGGCGCAACAATATTAGAGAATGGTGTAAACGGTTTAGATGCTATCTACTACGGTAACATAGTAGGACAAGATTCCTCTGTTATTGTCAGCAACGATGGAACACTTCGCGGTAGCCTAATAGGTGACGTAACAGGTGATGTTACAGGCGATGTTACTGGTAATGTTACTGGTAATGTTACAGGACAAGTAAGCGATATTACAAACTTTACATCAGATGATTTAACTGAAGGTACAACAAACAAATATTTTAGTACTGCAAACATTGATTCAACAATCATAGGCGGTACTGGTGTTACTGTAAGCAGTGGTACTATTAGTATTGGGCAGAATGTTGCTACAGATCAAAACGTTACTTTCAATCAAGTCGAAGCAGACTTTGTTGGCGATTTAACAGGTGACGTAACAGGTGGACTATTTGGTCCTGTATACAGAGCAGATGGTATAACCGTATTAGTAAATCCTACAACCGCAACATTCATAGGTGATGTAGACGGCGATGTAACGGGTAACTTAGACGGTGATGTAACTGGTAACCTAACAGGAAATGTAACAGGAAATGTAACTGGTAATGTTACAGGTAACTTAACTGGTAATGTTATAGGTGATGTACTAGCTGCCGATGGCACTACTACTGTTGTAGACGCAGGTACAGGCACAAACGAAGATGCTATTTTCTATGGCAATGTTGAAGTTACTTCAGGAACTAGTATATTTAACAACATTAATGTTAACGGTGTTATCCTTGGACAAACAGCAGGAACCACAGACGGTAACTTAAAAGGCGATGTACTAGCTGCCGATGGCACTAAAGTATTAGAAAACGGAACAGACGGAACTGATGCTACATTTACTGGTGGATTAATTGGTAATGTTACAGCAAGCACAGGTACAAGTACATTTGATGCTTTAACTGCTAACAGTGTAACAGCAAACGGCGTTACTATAGGTTCAGTTACTGGACAGATGTCAGGGAATGTTATAGGTGATATACTTGCCGCAGACGGAACTAAAGTATTAGAAAATGGCACAGACGGCACTAATGCTGTATTCACTGGTAATGTAAATGGACAGGTTGCTAATCTTAATAATCTTACAACAGACGCACTAACAGAAGGACTGGTAAATCTCTACTACACAGATGCTAGAGTTGATGATAGGATTGTTAGAACTGACTTAGGTGATTTGCGAGATGTTGATTTAACCACAGATGCACCCGCAGATGGCGAAACATTATTATATGATGCAGATAATGATAAATGGATTCCAGGCGAAGGATTTAGTACTTCTCAGTTTAACACAGAGTTTGGTAATAAGTCAACAGACGATTTAAGCGAAGGTACTACTAATCTTTACTACACTGAAGCAAGAGCTAGATCCGAGTTTTCAGTATCTAGTTCAGGTGCAGGAAGTTTAAGTTACAGTCCACTAACTGGCGTATTCTCGTATGTTGGTCCTGATCCTGTTACAGCAGGTACAGGTGTTACTATCACTGACGGACAGATTGCTATTGGACAGGCTGTAGGAATTGCGAGCGATGTTAGATTCAACGATGTACGTGTAGACGGTAATTTAACTGTAAATGGCACAACTACCACAGTTAACACAGAAACTATTAATCTAGCAGATAATATTATTGTACTAAACTCTAATGCTACAGGTTCTGCAACACAAAATGCTGGTATCGAAATTGAACGTGGCGACGATGTTAATGTGCAGTTTATTTGGGACGAAACAAATAATCGCTGGAGCACACAAGGACAAAGTTTAGCTGCAAATATTGTAGGTAACATAACTGGTACAGTATCAACTCTTTCAAACTTTGACAGTGATGATTTAACAGAAGGTACTACTAATCTTTATTACACAGATGCTAAAGTACAAAATGTAGTTGACAAAACATATGTCGACGGATTGAATATAGATGCAGATACATTAGACGGGCAACAAGGTTCATATTATCTTAACTATACGAATCTTACAAATACTCCAGAAAATCTCAGTGACTTCAATGACGATTTGAATATTTCATCTGAACCAGTTATTGAGTTTACACTTGGCGTTGACGGTACATCAAATTATATTTTTACAGGTCCAGGATTTCCAACTGCTACAAACGATCCAGATTTGATTCTTGTTCGTGGCATGAAGTATGTGTTTGACAACAGTGTGAATTATCTTGCGCATCCTTTTGTGATTAGAGAAGAGTATGACGGAGTAGCGTACACGGATGGAGCAAGCACCACTGACGGAGTAACTGAATGGGTAGTGCCCATGGATGCACCTAGTAATCTTGTATACCAATGTCAAAATCATGGAGCAAACATGCGAGGCAACATTCTTGTGCTAAGTCAAGGTGTTGCTAGTCTTGATAACTTGCTAGACGTTCAAGTAACTACTCCTTTAAACGGACAAAGTTTAGTATACAACTCAGGTTTAGGCGAATGGACCAACGCTACTGCTGGTTCGCCGCCGTTCGTAGAAGTAACTGGTAATACTACACTTGTGTCAGGCGGACAGTACTTTGCTAATACTACAAATGGCGCAATCACATTAACGCTACCAGCAAGTCCTAGTATTGGTGATCAAATAACTATTATTGATGCAGCAGGAACAGCATCAACAAATAATATTACAATAGGTAGAAATGCTCAAAGAATACAAGGCGTTTCACAAGACTTGTTGATCGATTCAGATAGAGCTGCATTTACACTTGTATATTACAACTTTATCAACGGTTGGCTATTTAGAGATAACTAATAGTATATGGCGCAGAAATATAGTCTTACACGAAGAGCTAGTTTACCTGGTATTGCAAACTATGCAACCTATGATGAACTACCTCTTACAAACGTTACTGTAGGTAGATTAGCTTGGGTTGCTTCGTCGCAGAAACTTTATGTTTATGACGGAGCATGGCAGTCAATCGATACTACTAACTTGCCACCAACACTAACAGCACTGCCTGCATCGATAAGCATTCCTGTAGCAGCGGAATATACTTTAGATTTAGATACAGTTGCATCAGATCCAGACGGTTTAAGACTTACATATTCTGTGTCTATTTCTACTCCTCCAACAGACGTTGATACTATTGTAGAAATAGATACACAAGGAAATCTTGTTATTATTCCAGGTTTAACTCCAGAGTCTTTTATTATAGAAATCACAGCAGATGACGGTATAGAACAAGACTCTAAGTTCATGACAGTAACTACTATTAATACAGCCCCTACAATAGATACTATACCTACACAATATCCGGTATACAATCCTAGTGTTGCTTACAGAGTTCCTTTATCATTCACTGATATAGATTTGAATGACAGTGTAACATGGAATATTGTTTCTACTTCTGGGATAGATGCAGGGCAGTGTGAGATTAGCCCAGAAAATGATGCATTATTAGTTACAGTAAACGTTAGTGATCCATTTACTGTTACAGTAGAAGCAGCGCAATATTCTGCATCTCCTTCAGCAGTTATTAACTTTACTGTAGTTGCGGATGTTCCAACAGGACAAGAAATATTTGGACACACTACTACTACATGGACTGTCCCTCAGGGTGTTACGGAAATATCAGCGGTTGCTGTTGGATCAGGCGGTGGTGCATATATTCGAGTTCAAGGTTTTTCGAGCGATAACATTGTAAAAAGCGGTGGCGGCGCGGCATTATCATACAGTTCTAGCATAAGTGTTACCCCAGGAGAAACATTAGACATAATCAATAATACAACAGGATACGGAATATATCGAGACGGTACTAAGCTGTTGTATGCAGAAAGTGGTGCAGATGCATCGCAAGACTTTGTTGATGCAGGCGGCATAGGTGGTAGAGCAAGCCAAGGTGTAGGTGAAGTATGTTGGAGTGGCGGTAACGGTTGGTCAGACTACATGATAAACTTCCGTGTGCCAGACGAAGCAGCAGCAGGCGGTGGTGCACCAGCTGGGTATGACGGCGACGGTTGGGGCAGTGAAGACGGAAGTTTCGGAAATGATGGTTTTGACCCACTCATTCGAGGTTCAGATTATCTACCAAGTCCAGGAACAACTGCTCAGCTAGAAAATGCTACTCCTCTTGATAGGATGAGAGGTCCAGGCGGTATAGGAATATACGGCTTAGAAGGACAAAGTTTCACTACTACAAGGCTTAATAGTAACAATGTACCTGTTTACTTCCAAGCAGGCGGCGCGGGCGGCGAAGATGGCTACCTAGGTGGCACAATACCGTCTAGTGGAATATTTACAACTAACAACAGAGGATTATGGGGCGGAGCATATGGTGCTGGCGGCGGCATTACTAATAGAGCAGGTACTGTAAGCACTAATAGCGGACTGTTTTTACAGTCTGGTCGTCATGGTGCTGTTCGTATTATTTTCGGACCTGGAAGAGCATATCCTGGAACTGCTACAGCAGATAGAGATACGTCAGCGGTATTTACTACTCCTGTTATCAGCGAAACAATACGTCCAGGTGAAGTCAAAGTATTTCAAACCAATGCCGTTCATCCTGATGGATTTAGTGTAAGTTATAGTGCATTTCCGTATACTGGTAGAATAACCAGTGATAATATCAGCATCGACGAATCAACAGGTGAACTTACAGTTACAGGCGTTGAAGACTCGTCTGACGAAGAATATCAAGTTATTGTAGTTGCAGAAGCAACTAATGGAGCACTTGTAGGACAGATTGCTACATTTACACCGATTGTTCCTACAGGACAACAAGAGTTTACCTCATCAGGTACATATTCGCTGACTGTTCCGGAAGGCGTATACACTATGAGTGCTGTTGCCGTTGGCGGCGGTGGCGGAGGTGCCGGTGTTTACGATTACTCCGGAACAAACGTTGATAGCATGGGCGACGGTGGTGGTGGCGGAGCTTTGTCTTATATTATTAATAGATCAGTAACTCCAGGTGAAATACTAACTGTTACAGTAGGAGCAGGCGGTGGTGGCGGACCTCGTATTACACAAAATATTGGCTACCATGAAACAATGGGTGACAGCGGAAATCCTAGCGGGATTTACCGAGGAGCTACACCTTTATTATTAGCAGCAGGCGGAGAACAAGGCGGATACGGCTTGCCTGCATATCCTCAACAAGGACGAGGTGGTAGTGCTAGTAACGGTGTAGGTGATATAAGACACAGTGGCGGCGGATCAAGAGATGGTTCAACCGACCTAGGCTCTGGTGCAGTTGGTGGCTCAAACCCATACTCGTCAATAGGTGGTGGTGGCGCTGCTGGTTATGCTGGCAACGGCGGTACTGGCGGAACAAACAGCGGAACGTATCCGGCAAGTAATGGTTCTGGAGGTGGCGGTGCCGGTGGATACGGTGGCGGCACATCTCGCGGAGGTGGCGGTGGCGGTGGCACCGCCATTTACGGACAAGGCGCTGACGGAACATTTACATATACTGCAGGCGCAGGTGGTACAGGCGGATCGAGATTAACATCAGCAACAAATGGACAAAGTGTTACAAGCGGTACTGGAGGGAACGGAGGCTTCCCTGGAGGAGGAGGAGGTGGCAGCGGCTACGGCGGAGCAAGAGGTGGCAATGGTGCTACTGGCGCAGTAAGAGTACTGTGGGGTCCATCAAGAGCGTATCCGAGCACTAACACAACTGACCAAGGTATTAGTATTACAAGCACTGATACATACAGCGAAACACAAGGACAAACTCTTTCATTCACTGTTACAGTAGACAATCCAGCAAGTGCAACTGTTACACTTACCGCAGAACCACTAACTAGTAGAATCACAAACAATGACATCACCGTTAATGGTTTAGACATTGACGTCGATCTACCATTTGATAACGACACAGCCAATCATATTATTAGATTAGTTGTTGAAACAAACACAGGTTACAAAGATTATCAAGATATTACTATAACACCGATAGTTCCTGTAGGTCAAGATTTATTTGAAGCAGACGGTGTATTCACTGTTCCAGACGGTGTAAACAACATCAGTGTTGTTGGTATAGGTAGTGGCGGGGCAGCCGGCTTTGGACAATACTTTGCTTCAGGAGGAGGCGGTGGTGCCCTTGCGTATACAAATAATATTTCTGTATCGCCCGGAGATACATTTACTGTTACAGTTAATAGCAACGGATTTGGAGACTCTATATTTGTTCGCGACAGTGACTTAACAACACTTGTACAAGCATACGGCGGAGGCAACGGTAGTAAGACAAGTACAAGAGCTGTTGATACAACTGATTATAACGCATTAGGTGGTTATGGCGGTGACCTTAATCGAGGAGGAGGTGGCATAGGCGATGTTGTCTACCGCGGCGGGAATGGTGCTACACAAGAGTTTCCAGCTCATGGTGGTAACTTATCTCCAAGATATTACATACCAGGCGGTGGCGCAGCAAGTTACACTCACGACGGAGTTCATCATACCGCTGCACCTAATGCAAACCCTGCACTTTTCACAGGCACTCCTAGCAGTGGCGGTAAAACCATAGATGTATATACTAATACCGGTGGTGGCGGCATAGGCGCAACTGGTATCAAAGACAAAGTAGAAACGCCTGCAAATGCGCCAGGAGAAAGAAGTGTGTATGGAGGCACTGATCCAGTAGGTATTTTCCCTGGAAAGTACGGAGGCGGTGCAGGTGTAATCTATGAAGGAGAAGGTACCATCCTTCAAAACCCGCAAGATGCTAACAACTATTTCTCTGGCGAATACTACGACGGAAGTACAACAAGTTCTCCAAGTAATATCACACAAGTAATACCTAACAACGGTTGTGTAAGAGTAGTATACGGTCCTAATAGAAACTTCCCCGACAATGCAGAAGATGTATTTGAAGATTTAGACTATGTTGGAACACTGAGTTCTTCTAACACAACTTACAATGCACAGTATGATTACTCGTTGATTGCAATGAATGGAGATTTTGCATTTAAAAAGAACAGTCAGTATTTAAGTGTGTTTAGACGCGACGAAGCTGTTTGGCAGCATTGGAGAGACTACAATCTTAGTATTGCTCAAAGTTCTGCTATGACTACTTCTTCAGACTTATTAGTTTACAATCAAGTAGACAACAATGTAGCAACTGTAAAATCAACTGTGTTTGATTTTATCACTGAAGAATTTGATGTTGCAAGCACTGTTACACTTACCAACGTTGCGACTACAAATAAAGGAACAAGATTCGGATATAGATTGAGCTACGACGGAGAGTGGTTAGCAGTTAGTGATCATACTGCAACAGTATCAGGACAATTAAATGCAGGCGCTGTATATTTGTACAGACGAGGAGCTACACCAAATAACTGGACTTATATTACAGAAGTGACTAGTCCTGCTAATACTGCCGATGCATTCTTCGGTGGAGCCGTTACAGTAAACAATGATTGGTTAATAGTTTCAAATATCACAGGCGAAGGCATAACTAATTCGAACAATGGCAAAGTCTATGTTTATCAAAGAACAGGAACTAACACATGGGGCTTTTTCTTAGAACTTAGTAGTTTAGCTCCTTTGGGTTATGACAGTACCAAGTTTGGTCATATATGCGACACTGACGTAACATCAACAACAGGTGATTTTGCATTTAATAGATGGTACAATATATACAACGGTGCAACCACTTGGGGCAACAATGATCTACAATGGTTTGCTGTTCCAGCTGGATTTGATCAGCATAAGATATATATGTATAAGTGGGAATCAGGCACAGGACTAACATATCACAGCACCATTGAGAATCCAAATATTAGGCCAGGATATCAAACTTTTGGAATGTCCATAGCAGGCAACAATGATTTCTTTGCAACTGGAGATACATATTCGTCAGGAGGAACAAGTCAACATAGTCCAAGTCCTGTAGGTGGATACACATATTTTTACAAACTTGTAGACAATGTATGGACACTTGTAAATACTAGATACGATTCAAGTGCAGGTTACAACGGATGGAGTGGAAGACTAGCAGTGTCAGGAAACACAGTTGCGGCTACAACCTCAAGACCACCAAATCCATCTAATCCATGGCCAACAACAGAACGAGTAATAGGTATATATAGGATAGAATAATGAGTCTAGTTTATCAAACAATAAAAAATTCTAGTACAAAACGATTAGTGATTGTAGATACCTATGACGAGCTCCCACCTTCAGCAGTGGTAAGTGCTCTTTACTTTGTTCGCGATGGACGTAGACTATATATTTGGACAGGCACCGGTTGGCTTCCTATTGTTACAGAAAACGATCCGCCTAACTGGGTCAATGTTCCAAGCAGTCCTGTTACAATTTTACTTGACGATGTTTATTCGCTACAGTTAGTATACGATGATCCGGAACAAGTTAAAGCAACATTTGGGTTTACTGTGACCGCAGGATCAATCGGAACAGGAAACACTGTTACACTTGATGAAAATGATGTGTTTACTGTACAAGCAACTAATGCAAGTACGTTTGAACTAACATTCACAGCCAGCGATGGTGCAAATGAGATTGAACAGGTTGTAGAGTTTATTCTAAGATTAGAAGAATACTTTGAGCAAAGCGAAGCAAGACTAACCAATGAAACTTATGCAAACAGTAATCTAGGAACAAGCATCGCAGTTACCGATGACTTTTGGGCAATGGGTGCGCAAGGATATGGTAGTCCAGGATCAAACGCAGGTATTGTTTTAATCTATAAAAAACAACCCAACGAATTTTCTGGATTAGAAGAATGGGTGTTTGATACAGAAATACAATCTAGTGATATCGGCAATGGACAAAATTTTGGATCATCAGTTGCACTGTACGGAGACTATCTTGTAGTAGGTGCAAAAGCTCACACTTCTAATCGCGGAAAGATTTATTTGTTTAAAAACATTAGTGGAACTTGGACTGAGTTAGATTCTGTACTAGGCGGAGTAAATGAGCAGTTTGGCACAAGTGTAGACATGCAAGGTGTTATGGTAGCAGTAGGTGCGCCAGGATATTTAAGTAGCACAGGAAAAGTAGAATTATACAACGTTAGCACAGATTTACTGGTTAGTGTAAACACTTTCACAGGAATGACAGGACTTGCAACAGGAGCTCTGTTTGGCTACGATGTTGGCATAGACGGAATGTACAGTGTACGTACTGACTATAAAAGTCCAACTATTAATTTATCAAACAGCGAGCCTGCAAGAACTACTGCATGGTGGCTTGAAAGAAACACAACTATAGAAGGCGAGTGGGCAGCTATAGGTGATCCAGTTGGAGCAGACGGAAGTTCGGCAGGCAGTGTTGCAGTCTATAAAAAAGATTCAAACGGAGATTGGAGTTTTCACTCAACTCTAACCAGTCCAGAAGAGATAACAGACGGTAAGTTTGGTGTGAGTGTAGATATATCTGGCGACAGAATGATCGTGGGTGAACCTTTAAATACTACAAATGTATATAATACAGTTAATTATGGTAAGGCCTACGTTTTTAAACTAACAAATAATGTCTGGACTTTAGAACAAACTTTAAGCCCTAGCCATCCTAATCTAACTCATCAAACTGGATATGCTGTGGCAATTTCAGGTGACGTGGCAGTGTTAGGCCATGTAGGACCAAATAGTTATAATCTTAACAATACATATGCTTTTGTATATCATCTCATCGACGGTGTTTGGGAAGAACAAGGACTATTAGAAGATAATATTGCAGGAGCGTGTTTAGGCGAGTGGGTGGCTGTAGAGGGTGATATAATCGCCATTAGTACTCACAGAGACGGAACTAGCAGCTATACTGGTAGTGTGTGGATATATGAAAGAAATCAGGCAGGAATCTGGAGTAGAGTTTTTATTTTTAACAGTCCTAATACTTTACAAGTGCCAGACGGTATAAACGACGGTGATCCTATTTTTGGTAGAACAGTAAGTATTAGCGGTAATAGAGTTGTATCAGGATGGGACGGTAGCTATAGCGATCCTAATTACGAACCGGCTATAGTTGTATTTGAAAAAAGTGATGCAGGAGCTTGGAGTTCTAACATATACTTTATAGGTAAGACTGCTGGTGTTGCAACCAATGATTATGATATGACTCAAAATGGTACCTACAAAATGGCTCAGTGTGTTAGCATTTACGGAGATTATATTGCTGTAGGCTGGTCAGATGCAGATGCAGGGAGTATATCTAACGGCGCTGTTTACATTTACAAAATAGTAGAAGACGATGTATTTTTATACATTAAAATCAACGGTGAAGGAAGAAGTAACAGTCACTTTGGTTGGCATGTAAGCATAAATGAAAATAGTTTAGTAGCAATTTGTGCTCCGGACGATCCATCATCGTCATATATTGCAGAAGACAGAATTATAAACTTTGGAGCAAATGATATTGTAGAAGAGTCTAAGTTTGTTGTTGTAGGTGGTGCTCCAGGAGATACTTCTAATCGCGGTGCGGCTTGGATCTTTGAAAACACTCAACCAGAATCTTGGGGCGGTAATGAAACTACATCAAAAGTAACAGGACAATATGACAGTGCAGGCGATCAGTTTGGCTCAAGCGTGAGTTGTTTAGATCATTATGTAACCGCAGGTGTTCCTAACAGTGACATTGGTAACTTAAACGGTGGCATGGGATATGTATACACAAAAAACAGTGCAGGAAACTGGGTAGAACATACTGTGTGTTTACCAGGTGATGCACCAAGTAACGCTCTGTTTGGAAACAGTTGTTCTATGTCGTACACTGATTATCCAGGCGAGCAATCGCTTCCTACTATCGTATTTGGAGCATTAAATGCCAACGGACAAGGCGCTGTTTATGCATTTAGGAATACATCAGATCCAGATAGTTTTACAGAACACAAAAAAATACAAGACGATGATTTTGTAGGCAACGACAGTTTTGGAAACTCTGTGAGTATTTACAACAGATATGTTGTGTCTGGAGCAACAGGGGCAGAAAATCTTTTACTAACAGTAAATAATGTAGGTAAAGCAAAACTTTATAGGTTAGGATAATGAGTCAAATATATAAAAACATTAAAAACAGTGCAAGTAAAGATTTTAAAAGTTATGCCACACAAAACGATCTACCTCTTTCTAACGTAGTTGACGGTAGTATTGCATATGTAGAAAGCGTTCGCACTCTTTATATATTTGACACAGGTGCATGGTATGGTATACGTTTATCGAATGATCCTCCTGTGATAACGTCTGCACCTCCTGAAAGAGTTTTACTACAAAACGGAGATACTTATACATTTGAACTGCTAGGTGAAGACCCAGATGGACTTCCTGTACTATGGACCTACGAAGTTATAGAAGGCGATGCCAGCGGAAACAACATTAACTTGTTAGGTAATCAATTTAGTTTAACAGCAAGCAATGTAGGTAAGGCATTTGTAATCAGATTTTCTGTTACAGACGGTGCCCTTACTACTTCGACACAAACAAGATTTGTTTTAGATTATCACGAAGGATTGCAAAGAACTGGTAATATTGGACGAAATTTACAGCTCAATATGTCTTTTAGTGAAGGACCCGATTTAGAAACAAGACATTATCTACAGTTTGATTACATAGGTAATCGTGTATTAAGAAGGGATTCAACTCAATATGTAATGCGGAATGGTAGTACAATACCGTCATTTAGAAATTCTGGTGTTGGCATTACAACTGCCAGTCTTAGTCAAAACATGATTTTACTGAATAGCAGAGTATTAATACCCAACGGAGTCTACTTTTATGAACGAGATCCGAACAATATTGCCAGCAGTATTGCCAACCCATATACAAATACAACTATAAGCAGTCTAGATTTTTCTCTTTACGATTCTCAAGCTATCGATAGAACAAACAATATCATCTATACTTTATCTAGAAATACTGCTCGCAACAACGAACTGAATATTGTTTCTGTTTCTGTTGGATCTAGTTCGATAACTGAACTTGCTAATCGCAGTATTGCAACGGTCGGGAGTAATACTGTCCCTCAGCTAATAGCACAAAGCGGAAACAGATTAGCTGTTGTATGGAATTCTACTTCAGGTAACACTGCTTGGGGGGTTGAAATATTAGACGCTCAAACATTAGATACTCTAGGAAGTTATTTACGTGATTCTCAGCAGATTACTGCTAACTGTTTTGCGTTTTGTCAAAACTTTTTGTTTTTACTAGACCACACACCTTATAGTGCTCCTAAAATGTTAAACTTAACTGATTTAAATAATATAACAGAAGTAGTAAATTTTGTACCAAACGAAGTTGATCTGGGTCAGCCAAGAGGACAAGAACTGGTAAAAAACATAGATCTTGCCAGCGAACGAATACTCTTCAGCGATGAAACTACTCTTCATTTATACGATTTTGATAGCAACAACGGAACATTTGGTCCAAGAGTTAGTTCTTGGGTTAAAGATTTTGGCGATTCTTTTAGAATAGAAAACACACAAATTGAAGGTTCACAATTTTTAATGAAAGTTCTAGCTACAAGCGATAGTTATCAATTTGCTGTATTACAAAATTCACTTGATCCTCCAAGTGCAAATAACATCAATGCTACAGAAAAAGTATATGCAGGCGATACATTTACATTTACAATCAACGGCACTGCATTCGGTACAAGAACCATAGATTATACCTACTTAACAAATGATAGAGAGACTGTCGATGAGACCATAGATGTTGACATTAACACGGGGGAGGTCACATTTTCTCCTGTTACTGTAGGAGATTATAGTTTAGATGTTGTGTATAATTTGGAAGACAGTGCCGGAGAAATCACTGAATATAATCAGCTTATTACAGTATCTTCAAGAGTAGGCCCAGGTGCAAGTATTAATAACTATCTATCTACAGAATCAGGGTGGTCTCATGTACAATCGGGATACGAACAGTTTTCTCAAAATGAAAAAGGACTTTATATTAGAGACGGATACGCTATAAATTTAATAGAAAATAGAACAAAGATTTTAAATATTAACACAGGATTAACCAACGGATATTGGACCACAGTCGCAGATCTTCCAAGTTGTCAAATCTACTACAGAAACTCTTCAGAAATATATAAAATCGCTCCGCAAAGTGTAACAAGATATTCTAGTATAACTAACCTAATAAATGATGCTGGCACACAGTGTTGGGACAGTGCAAATCATCCATTATCTATAGACATGTCTAATAATTTAGAACTTGGAGCATGGTACGAGTCTCTAGACGGAAGTGATTATTTATGGTGGGTGAATCATAATAGTCAACTGACAAAATTTGATATCAGCGATCCAAACAATTGGGCATATGTTTCAGGATCAACTACATCGTCGGGCAACACAGCATACACTCAGGGAAATCCATGGAGTACTGACAACGACGAGTGGGTTTGCGTCAATGTAGATTATAATCCGACAATCGATAAACAAATGCTAGGATTTACAAACAAAGCGTTAGGTGATATTCGAAACTGGACTCCAGATGCATTTGAACATCAGGACACTCGTCATCCAAAGTTTGCAATGTCAAGAGACTATTTCTTCTACACAATAAATGGTGGAACTCTAACAGGAACCACCGATGACTCTGACGGGTGGATTGTTGTTTATTCAATGGACTCGTTTAAGCAGAACTTTACAGAAGTAGATAGAGTAAGAGTCCCTCAATCAGGCGGGACAACTAATATTGTAGATATAAGATTTGAAGATGGTGTTTTGTATGTAATGGTATATGACACTGCTCCTAAAACATATATTCAAACATATCGATGGGATTACGCAACAGAAAAACTAACAGCTGTCAGTACTGACAAACGCTGTGAAACCTACGGTGACGGTCTAATGTGGATTGATCAGGGAGGAGTATGGACATCAAATGATAGAGGCAATGGGCAGATCTACCTAACTAGATTCAGAGGCGCATAAATACTGTGTAGGAGAATGAAATGGCAGTACAAACTATCAATGTAGGTAATATTGCAAACGACGGCACAGGAGACGACCTTCGCGATGCATTTATCAAAATCAATCAAAACTTTGACGACTTAGATCTTAGATCACCAGAAGCAATCACTGCTACGAATACTGGAACAGGTGAAGGTGTATTTAAGTCATATGCAGCAGGTGACTTTGAATTTAGAAGTATTGCCGGCGGAATAGGAATAACTGTTGCCAATGACGGTGATACTATTACTGTAAATTCTGATCCTATTGACATTACTATTATTTCTGACAGTGGCAGTAGGATAGTCAGAAGTGGAAGTATTTGGCGAATTTTTGGTGGAACAAATGCTGATACTCATTTCCAAGATGGTGATTTATATATTTCATCTCAAACAGTATTAGAAACTGATGGTGCGCCAAGACTGTCTGCAGATGTAAATGCACAACAAAATAATATTACCAATGTTAATTTAATCGGAGCAAACAATGTTACTAGTTTAGTACACGGCGTTGATATTAGAGAACTTAACAAATATTTTGAGGGATTTGATTTTGGTTCTTTTGACCCTATAGAAAATTATATCGACTGGTTATTACTGTCAGTTGATGTCGACATGGGCGAATTTTTAAATCCTTCACAAAAAGACATAAATTTAGGATTTATTGTTTAATGGCGTTTTGGAACGAACCCAGTGGCTATGATCTAGGAACCTACGAAGAACGTACAACTTTTATTGTAAACTTACCCGTTGACCTTGATCCTAGTATTACAGTATCTCTACTCAGTGGAGAACTTCCAGCTGGATTACGTTTAGAAGGAAAAAATATAGTCGGTACGCCTTTTCAAGTAGAAAAAACAGAAAAGTTTAGAGCTGTATTTAGAGCAACAAATAATATTGTAACAGAAGATAGAACATATAATATTACTATAACCGGTCCAGATGAACCAATCTGGGTTACCAACGAAGGTAACTTATCAGTAGCAAACAATGGACTTTATTTCATATTAGATAACCAACCTGTAGATTTCCAACTACAAGCAATAGATGAAGACCTGCCTGCAGGCGATGAACTAGAGTTTTTTATTCGAGCAGGACAACTTCCTCCAGGACTACAATTAACCAAAGACGGTAGAATCATTGGCATTGTAGAGCCATTACTTGCACTTGACAAAAACAGTGGTGCAGGCTATTATGACGGTGCTGTTTACGATGATGCCACCAGCGGATACGACTTTTCAGTACTAAGTTCTAACGGCTATGAAAGTTATTTTTATGATAGTGTAATCTACGATTTAAGTATTCCTACTAGAGTTCCTAAAAAACTTAATAGAGTTTATGAATTTGAAGTAAGTGTTACTGATGGCGAGACTGAAGCAAAACGCAAGTTTAAAATCTATGTTGTAGGTGATGATTTCTTAAGAGCAGATAACACTATTGTGCAGGTTGCTAACGGATTATACACAGCAGACAATACATATCTAAGAACACCTATCTGGGTAACTCCTGCAAATCTTGGATTTAAACGAGCAGACAACTATGTAACTATATTCCTAGATACTATAGATACTAATAATCTTGCAGGAGTATTAACTTACGAACTACTTGCTGATAATCCTGACACAACACCCAGTACACTTCCTCCAGGAATGACACTAGACGCTATTACTGGCGAAATTGCAGGGCGTGTGCCTTATCAACCTGCTGTGACCAAAGAATATACATTTACCGTAAGAGCACGTAGAATATTTGTCACAGAAGAACAAGCATTTAAGGACAAAACATTTTCTGTTAAAATACTAGGAGAAGTTGATTCTACAATCACTTGGATCAGCGATTCCTCTCTAGGCACTATTAGTCCAAACTATATAAGTACTTTCAGTGTTAGTGCAGAAACCACAATACCTGATGCACCGTTATTGTATAGACTAGCAAGCGGAAAACTTCCTCCAGGATTGGCGATTTCTTATGACGGAGAGATTATAGGAAAGGTAAGACAGTTTGGAACTGAAACTGCACAAGGCATTACTATATTTGATAATAATAACTTAACATTTGACAGCAATACAACTACCATCGATAGATCGTTTACATTTACAGTAGAAGCAAGAGACAGATTCGGTTACAGTGCTAGCACTAAAACATTTACTATTAATGTAACAGATCCAGAAGAATTATTATATTCTAATATCTATATGCAACCGTTTATGAAAGTTGCACAAAAAAGTGCATATAGAAGTTTTGTTGCAGACAGTAATGTATTTCCTCCTAGTCTTGTGTATCGTCCAAATGATCCTCAGTTTGGATTACAAGATCAAATTAAAATATTATTATATGCAGGAATAGAAACTAAAACTGTAGAAAATTATGTTGCCGCAGCTGCAAAAAATCACAAAAAGAAACGTTACAAAATTGGTGGACTAAAAACAGCGATTGCTAAAAATGCAGGAAGCAATGATATAGTATACGAAGTAGTATATTTAGAGTTATTAGACCCTGCAGACAGTGTTACTGCTACTAGAAAGAAACTAAACATTGTTACAAATAAAAAAATAGATACCACAAGTAGTTATCAACCTAACAATACTGATCCATACTATATGCGTCCTAATACTAATACAATAAAAACTGATTCAGATGCAGTAAAAATAAGTGACTCTGGAGATATTGTAAAATATATTAGCACCGTAAAAAACATGCGTGATAATATTGCTGAAATAGGTGCTACAGAAAGAGACTTTCTTCCATTATGGATGAGAACCGCTCAAGAAAATAGTATACAAGAGCTTGGTTATGTATTTGCAATACCTTTAGTTTATTGTAAAGCAAATACCAGTCAGCAAATCAAATTAAACATAGAGAACAGTGGGTTTGATTTTAAAAACTTAGACATAGTTCTCGACAGATATATTATAGACAGTACAGAAGGAAACAGTGACGAGCAATACATACTATTCGCAAATTACCAATTCAACGTTTAATTGCGATAAATAAATTGCATTGGAGATAAAAATGGCAAGTCAAATAACAACCACTAACATAGATGAAAACTTTCCTGTAGCAGGACAAGACAACGATTCCCAAGGATTCCGTGATAATTTTGCTACTATTAAAAACAACTTTGATTTTGCAAGTGCAGAAATCAGTGACTTGCAAGACAATACTGCAAAACTTAATGTAAACAACAACTTTAGCTTCAATGACATTATTAATGCAAACATCGAAGCAAGTACATTTACATTAAAAGCAGAAACAGCGGTAACTGCTAGTCAAAATATTAACTGGGATAACGGATCTTATCAGATTTTTAGAATTGAAGATCCTGCGCCGCAAACTAGTATTACATTTACGCTTGCTGAATGGCCAGAAACTGGTAGTTATGCTAGTATGCGAGTTGCTATAGAAAGCGATGGTGTTAATCGTGATGTTTATTTTAATGTAAACAATGGTACTTTAAAGATCGATGACGCTTGGAGGACTGCATTTACAAATGTTGTATCTCCTGTAGAAACTGGTGCAGATGCAGATCAGCCACATGTTTTTGAGTTTTGGACTTATAACGGTGGATCTACTGTATTTGGCAAATACCTAGGACAGTTTATTTAATGCATCCGCTTATTAATGATTTGTCTAATCTTACAGATGTAGAACTAGAAAATCAAATCATTGATCTACAAAGAAAATACTTTATGACTACTAATGCTGATATCCAATACCAAATAACATTGGCATTAGATTCCTTAAAACTTGAAATCGAACGCAGAAGAATAGAAGCAAAACGCCAGCAAGAAGAAAATGGCAATTCTGATCTTGACAATCTTATCAATGTAAGTTAAAATACATTAATGCTTATGAAAACAGACGAACTAGGTATTCCACGATTCTCTAATCGCGACTTAATCGATATGATTTATTCGGGTCATGCGGATAAAGTTCATGTGGTATTATGCGACGCAAATGATGATGTAGATAAGTTCAACGCCGCTATGGAAGAGCAAGGCCTAGATCCTCTACAAAAATATATTCCTTTAGATGTGGATCAAAAAACGTTTGACGGTGTATGTCAAGGCGAATGGTTTATGCCTGATGAATATAAAACACTAAATGTACACAACTATATTCTTACAAAGTGTGAAACGCAAGAAGAAACAGAAAGATGTGCAGAAGAACTTGGAGAGTTTGCAAGTCGTAATATGATGCCTTTGCTTCAGTATATGATTTATCTTGTAGACTTTATGCGTGAGAATGGTGTTGTGTGGGGAGTCGGACGCGGAAGTAGTGTAGCATCGTATGTATTATATTTAATAGGTGTACATCGTATTAATTCAATCCAATATAACCTAGATTGGCGAGAGTTCTTACGATAAATATGCGTATATAACTTAGGAGAATAGCAATGGCTATGAAACAATCAGGACGTAAAGTCTATAAAACAATGCAGGGTAAGACTGTTGACATGGACTTACTTCGTAAAAGAAACGAGTTAACACCAGCAGTAGGCAATGCTAGAGTTAATGCCCGCGGCGACGAACTAGGCCCAGGCGGCAAAATCATCCGCAAAAAAGAAGATATTGTAAAAGAATACTATCAATCAGAAAATGCTGCTGTAGATCAAACACCAAATCGTTCTAAAAAAGCAGAAGAACCTGTACAAGAACGTATTACAAAAACTACTACTAAGAAAACAAAAGAACCTGTTGTTGAAGAAGAATGGGTGGAAGATGAAGATGGCAATTTTGTACAAAAAGGTGAATAATGGCTTTAAATATTAATACTATTCAAGCAAAAAGTATTCGGGCAGTAACAGATCGAGTTATTGTTAGAGATATGTATTTTGGCGAACAAACCACAGCAAGTGGTATTGTAATTGGAAATGATAACGGCACTACTCGCGGAGTTTATCCACGCTGGGCAAAAGTTTATGCCAAAGGTCCACTAAACAAAGACGAATACGAAGTAGGTGATTGGATTCTCGTAGAACACGGACGTTGGACTCGAGGATTAAATATTGAATTGGACGGTGAAGAAGTTGAACTACGTATGGTTGAGGCGGAAAGTGTTCTCTGTATGAGTAAAGAAAAACCTGAGGATGTACAACTAGGCGAAGAATATGCAAGTAGTCCCGATTCTCATAGTCCAGAAGATTTTGTGAGGTATTAATGAATCCGTTTAAAGATATTGACACGTTTCAAACTGCGTGTGATCAAGAGCCTAGTGCAGCCAACTATGCAATGTATCAAGGCTTGATTAAAGAAGAATACGACGAACTTGTTACAGCAATCTTTGATGACGACAAAGTAGAACAATTAGATGCACTTATCGATATTCTAGTTGTTACTATGGGTGCTATCCGGGCCGCTGGATGGGACGGAGAAGGTGCTTGGGAAGAAGTTATGAAAACTAACTTTGCAAAGATTGATCCAGAGACAGGCAAAGTACGCAAACGCGAAGATGGTAAGGTTCTCAAACCAGAAGGATGGAAGGCTCCAGAGCTCGCACAGTTTGTAAAATAATCACTTGACTCCTTATACTTTTTATGCTATATTAATAGGAAGTATAAGGAGTTTTCATGAGACTACCAGAAAGACAACTATCAAGTATCGGTACAGCAGGAGCAACAGGTATTGCTCTTATGGTGCTGCACACCACAGGACATTTAGCAGGATGGGCATGGCCACTGTTATACATATTTTTAATCATTGCAGGCATTGGACAGGAGAACAGACGGCGTGACTGAAGCATTTAGTATTGTAGCAAGTCTCTTTACAATCTGGGCACAATCCAGTATACTAGCAGAGAATAAAGAGTTTGACAGGTTTAAAGAAGAAGAGCCTGTAAAAGAAGAAATCAAACAAGAAATTCCTGAAGAACCAAGATTAATTGTAATGGCAGAAACTAAACTATGAAAGAATTATGGGTTGAAAAGTATAGGCCTAAAAGCGTAGACGGATATGTATTCCGTGATGAGGCACAAAAGGCACAGGTAAAGACATGGATCAAAGACAAAACAATCCCGCACTTGCTGTTTTCAGGCAATGCTGGAATCGGAAAAACAACATTGGCAAAATTGTTATTCAACGAGTTAGACGTCAACGATCTAGACGTCTTGGAAATCAACGCTAGTCGTACAAACAGTGTAGATGATGTTCGCGACAAGATTGTAAACTTCGTACAAATGATTCCGTTCGGTGACTTTAAGGTTGTGCTACTAGATGAGGCTGATTACTTGTCGCCAAACGCACAGGCAGCACTGCGTGGTGTTATGGAAGAGTATCATACTACAGCACGTTTTATTCTTACTTGTAACTATCCTAACCGTATTATTCCTGCGCTACACAGTCGTTGTCAAGGCTTTCATATTGCTAAAATTGACCAAACTGAATTCACAGCTCGTGTAGCAGAGATTTTAATCACAGAAGGCGTAACTCCAAATCTTGACATTCTTGACACTTATGTAAAAGCAACATATCCTGATTTGCGTAAATGTATTAATATGGTGCAAATGAACTGTCAAGACAATAGCCTGCTTGCTCCACACGAAGGTGACACAGGCGAAAGCGACTGGAAACTTGACATGGTTGAGTTATTCAAGGCAGGCAAGATTGCAGAAGCTCGTAAACTATTATGCGGTACGGTCCGCCCAGAAGAGATGGAAGAAATCTATCGCTGGCTGTATGATAACATTGAACTGTTCGGAAGTGATGAACAACAAGATACAGCAGTGCTAACTATTAAACAAGGTCTAGTAGACCACACCCTTGTTGCTGATCCAGAAATTAATCTTGCAGCTACACTTATTAGGTTAGGAAGAATTTAATGACATACTTAGTAACAGATAACTGTGTAAAATGTAAACACACTGATTGCGTTGAAGTTTGCCCTGTAGATTGTTTTTATGAAGGCGAGAACTTTTTAGCAATCAATCCGATGGAATGTATTGATTGCGGTGTATGCGAGCCCGAGTGTCCAGTTGACGCTATTGTACTCGATTCTGCGCTAGATGACGCTGAGAGAGAAAAGTGGATGGATATTAACACACAATATAGTCTGATTTGGCCAAACATCACACAGCAAAAAGATGCACCTGCTGACGCAGAAGAATGGGCCGATGTGCCTAACAAATATGAAGAACACTTTTCACCCAACCCAGGCGAAGGAGATTAAATGAAAGTTAAATTAGTAAGTTATTCACAACCGAGCAAAGAGTTTTTAGAAGAAGGATTAGAAGATGTGCAGGATCTTATTGCGTATGCGGCTAGAGTATCTAATCCATCAAATCAGTATAATACAGAGACCTCTACTAAACTACTCAACTACCTTGCGAAGCATAAGCATTGGTCGCCGTTTGAAATGGTATCTGCTTGCCTAGAGATTGAAACAACAAGAGATATCGCTAGACAGATTTTGCGTCATCGTAGTTTCAGTTTTCAAGAGTTCTCTCAGCGTTATGCTAATCCCTTAGAGGATTTACAATTTGAAGTTCGCGAAGCAAGATTACAAGACACTAAAAATCGTCAAAACTCAGTAGAATTAGATTTAAGCACTGAAGAAGATCAAGCAACTTTGATTCGTTGGGAAGAACTACAGCAGGATGTGATCTTTGCTGCAACTAAGGCCTACGAGTGGGCAATAAATAGAGGCATTGCAAAAGAACAAGCTAGAGCAGTACTACCGGAAGGTAACACAGTAAGTCGTATGTATATGAATGGAACTTTGCGATCTTGGATCCATTACATTGAACTACGAGCAGCAAATGGTACACAGAAAGAGCATATGGACATTGCTCGAGAAGTTGCTAAAGTGATTACAGAAATATTTCCTTTAGCAGAGGAATATGTCAACATTAACTGACATCTATCAGTTCTGGAATATTCAGAACCACAACATACACGGTGAAGAGTTTACCGGGTATGAACCAGTTATGGATCAACTTGACAGTTATACTAAAGCTGATTTTAAGAAAGATCCAGATCGGGTAGTAGATGAAGTCTTTGATCTCTACCGTAGCATAAACCTTGTCCCAATCATCTACTACACTGAAACGGGACTGTTACGGGCGATCAGAGACTTTAAAACTATCAACTACAACGGTGTACGAGATAGTCGTATTGCACTAGGAAACAATAAAGGACAGCCTATTAGTCGCTTTTTGTTTCCTAACATGATGACAGCAGAGCCCAAAGGTCGTGGTCACAACTCGATCCGTGATAGATTTTACGATGACCGTAAATTAAAAAGAGCTATTAGACTTTGTTTTGAGGCTCGAGAAGGTATACATCTTGCTCGTCCTACAGCAGTCAGACGTTCTTTGGAACTCGTTACCGGCGAAAATATACAAAACTTTAAACCGCAAAATGCTAGAGCTATTGTAGAACATCTCTGTCCTGTCATGTGGGGCAGGGTTTACGACTATTCAATGGGCTATGGTGGCAGACTGTTAGGCACAAGTTGTTCTAACATGCAGTATCAATATATTGGTGTAGATCCTAATACAGAAACGATTAAATACTTAACTTATTTAAATGAGTTAATAGAAGAAAGTATAGGAGTTAAAGGTGAGATCAACTGTTCGACATCGGAAGACTACACACCACAGGACATCGACTGCGCATTCTCTTCCCCACCATATTTCAATCTCGAAAAATATTCAGACGAAGACACACAATGCATGGTCAGGTATGGAACACTTAATGAGTGGTTTGATGGTTATGTCGCTCCCACTATGCGAAACATATATAATGGCCTCAACTCTGATGGTGTATTCGCAACAAACATCGCAGACTATAAGTCGTATGGTAATAAATCATACGCTGTCGTGGATAGATGGATTGCCACCGCCGAAACCATCGGATTCACGCATTCCGGGACAATCAGAATGATGCTGAACACTCGCCCAGGCGTAGGCAACGACAAAAAGTCAGGCCGTGAAAAGTGGGAAGGTGTTTATGTGTTTACAAAATGATAGTTTGTAGTTGTAGATATATAAGCATAAAAGATTACAAAACATATAAAGAACTTGTTAAGCGACTACGAGAATATGATAGTCAGTGTGCAAGTTGTATTACTAGAGATTCTCTGCAATACCTAGAAACATTATACAATCAAAGGAAACAAAATGGATCAACGAATCAGTGATATTCTCGCTAAAGAAACACATAGACAAACTACAACAATAGAATTGATTGCAAGTGAAAACTTTGCCAGTGATGCTGTTATGGATCTTGCAGGTAGTTGTTTTACTAACAAGTACGCAGAAGGTTATCCAGGCAAGCGTTACTACAACGGTTGTGAACATATGGATGAAATTGAACAACTTGCAATAGACGAGCTAAAAGCTATTTACGGTTGTGAGTTTGCCAATGTTCAACCACACTCCGGTGCTAATGCTAACTTGGCTGTTTTCAAAGCGTTCTTGGAACCAGGTGATAAAATCTTAGGCATGGACCTGGCAAGTGGTGGACACTTGTCACACGGTTCTCCTGCTAACCTTAGTGGCAAATGGTTTGAAGCACACAGTTATGGTGTAAACGATGAAGGTTGGCTGGACTATGATGACATTATGAAACAAGCACTGGAAGTAGAACCCTCTATGATTATAGCAGGTGCAAGTGCATATCCAAGACGAATTGACTGGGAAAAGATGAGACACATTGCAGATCAAGTAGGAGCAATCTTTATGGTCGATATGGCACATTACAGTGGTCTGATCGCAGGCAAAGCATATCCTAATCCGTGCGATTATGCAGATGTGGTCACTAGTACTACACATAAGACGCTACGCGGTCCTAGAGGAGGTATTATTCTTTGGAACGACGAGTTCTTTACTAAAAAGATCAACTCAGCTATTTTTCCAGGAACCCAAGGCGGACCATTAATGAATATTATTGCCGCTAAAGCACAAGCATTCGCAGAAGCAAACACAGACGAGTTTATTAGCTATGCTTCAGCAGTTGTAGCAAATGCACAGACAATGGCACGAGTATTTGTAGACAACGGCTTTAAACTGTTGACAGGCGGCACAGATAGTCATATACTATTACTTGACTTGAGTGAAAGTAAATATTCAGGTCGCGAAGCCGCAGACTTATTGGAAGAGAATGGCATCACAGTAAACAAGAACGGCGTACCAAATGATCCACGAAGTTTTGTAGAAACAAGTGGTATCAGACTTGGCACAGCTGCAGAAACTACACGAGGCAGGGACGCTGAATGGTTTAAACAATTAGCAGAAAGAATCGTGGAGATTTTATCATGAAAGAAGTAATAGTAGGAATGGTACTAATGTTTGGTGCAACCGCAGGTGTGTTTGCATTTTTAGGCGGTGGTGAAAATCGCAACATTGGATTTAACAATGGACAATGCCCCAAAGGTGATTACTTCTGTGGAGTAACTTGGAACAACAAATAAATAATCCTATGAAGGATAAGTTTATTAATGCATATATGGATGTTGCAGAACGATTTGCACAACTTAGTTCTGCACACCGTCTACAAGTAGGTGCGATTGTTGTAAAAGATGATCGTATTATTAGTATTGGTTACAACGGCATGCCCAGTGGCTGGGAAAACTGTTGCGAGAATAAAATCTATATGACTCCTGAAGATGATCACATGCGTATTCCTGGAGAACTAGAACAAATATTTCCGTACGAAGATAAAAATGGAAGATACAAACTAAAAAGTAAACCAGAGGTATTACATGCAGAAGCGAACGCCGTCTCGAAGTTAGCACGTAGTTCAGAAAGTGCAGAAGGTGCAACAATCTTTATTACTCACGCACCTTGTATAGATTGTGCTAAACTAATCTATCAAAGCGGAATAGTATCCGTGTACTACAAAACTGAATATCGCAGTAAAGATGGCGTCGATTTTTTACGCAAATCAAAAATAGAAGTTACAAAGGTATAAAAGGGGCATATCGCCCCTCTTATTACTCATCTCCATATATTTGGAGGACTTCTTTTACTGCCTCGTGTCTTTCAATATCCTTTTGTTCAAAGCGGACTATGTCCAAATGTTCGACATTGCTTGATTCCATGTGTTGGATAAAATCCAACAATCCGTTGTCGTGTCGCCTGTCAGCTTGTGCTAAATCTCCTGTTACAGCCATCCTAGCATTCTCTCCTAAACGAGTTAACAGCATTTTCATTTGATTAGGTGTTGCATTTTGCATCTCGTCAGCAATAATGTAAGCGTCTTTAAAAGTTCTGCCTCTCATATATGCTAGTGGTGCTATTTCTAATATACCTTCTTGAATCATGCCTTCTATATCGTTTGCAGTAAAATACTCTCTAAAAACATCAAAAATAGGTCTTGTCCATGGCGCCATTTTTTCCTCTAGTGTGCCTGGTAAAAATCCTAAATCCTCGTCTACAGAAACTGCTGGTCTTGTAACAATAATCTTATCTACTTCACCTTCTTTAAACATTTTGATAGCAACTTGAACAGCCAACATGGTTTTACCCGTACCCGCTGGTCCGATGCCAAATACAATGTCTTTTTTAGGATTTAATAGTTTAAGGATATATTGTTCTTGATTTAAGTTTCTTGGAAGTATATTTACTTGATTTTTCTTTTGAATGTTAATGTCAACAACATTAGAAAAGTTGTTGTTGAACTGCCGTTTGGCGCTTTTTTTAGCTCCCATTCAGTTCTCCTTTGAATGTAGCAAACATCTATACGATGCTTACAAAGGTATTTAGCATCTAGAGATAAAAGACAAAAACGCTACTATAAAGAAAAATAACGATAAATAACTATGAACAGGAATAATATTATGCAAGACATTGTCGACATTGTAAAAAATGTAGAACTAATATATAACAGCAACACTGCCTTTCAAGTATTGAAAGATTTTGAAAGAGTGTTAGACGAACTTGATGTATATGTATATGCAAACTGGGAAGACGGTGAAGTAGTCGCAGGCCCAAAGATTGAAAAACATTGGATCACATGTTCGTTTATGTGGGAAAGAGACAAAATGCCAGATCCAATGGGCGGCAAGCGTCTATTAGACTACGATTGTAAAGTGTCTTATAAAAAAGATTACTATGTAAAACCTAAAACTATTGAAAAACAAGAAGATTTTCGTCCTGGGACCAAGCGAGGCAAACTAGAAAGACATCCTATTTGGATTGTTGAAATTCAAATGCCTAAGAGTTTAGTAATGGATATGTATTCTTCTTTTGCAAAAAATATAGAAACTGACGAAACTATGATGGATGTACAAGGAATGCCGCAAGAAGCAGATGTAGTAGCAGATGATACACTAGCATCAGACGGAACAGAGGTATCAGTATAATGGGATTACGTTCAAACGATTTAAGAGATTTAGCCAATGATATTTTCGAAATTGATAGTTTCAAAAGTAAAATGGGCAGCGATGAAGAAATTGTAGTTTTAAGTTTTAGTGTTAATGGTCAAGAACCTGCAAAAGACTTGATGAACTTTTTTGAAAAAGGATATGATTTTATATTAGACAGCGATGTTACAAGTTCAGAACAAAGCGACGGTACATATAAAGTGTTTGTTGAGATGGAAAGAAACAGTCAAGTACCATCCCAAATTTTAGAAATTGTAGATGGTTTTACTAAACTAGCAAACATAGAAAACCCTAGATTTAGATACTATAAGAGTTTTACAAGTTATGATGTTAACGAAGAAAGTTTGGACAGTATTATACCTCAAGATAAAGATGCTTACTTGACTAAAAAAGAAGAGTCGATGATGGAAAACTACAAAAACTTTTTTAATAGAAGTTATGTAGAAGATATAAATGTGTTAGGTAATACTTTGCATATTTCAAAAAAATATGCAGATCCGTTGGCTTTTGAAATAGTAGATTTTGGTGACACAACTCCTACATTGAAGTCAATCAAAGAATCAATAAATGTCAATGACTTTGCTGAAATTATATTTTTAAGCAAATACATAGGCGATTACAATATCACCAAATTTGGTGACTTATTAACTTTTGAAAATGCAGACAAAACACTAGTAGTTAGGAGGAAATAATGCAATTATCAAAGAATTTTTCAATGGCTGAATTTACAAAGAGCCAAACAGCAGAGCGTAAGGGTATTGACAATACACCACAAGGTGATCACTTAGATGCAGCAGTTGCACTATTTGAAAATGTTGTACAGCCAGTGCGTGATCACTTTGGTCCTACTGTACTAAACAGTGGTTATCGTTCACCAGAGTTAAACGAAGCAGTTGGTGGTTCAGCAACTTCACAACACTGCAAAGGTGAAGCAGCAGACATTGAATGTCCGGGTGTTCCAAATGCAGAACTAGCAGAGTGGATTCGTGACAACTTAGAGTTTGATCAACTAATCCTTGAGTTTTACACTCCAGGCATTCCAGATTCAGGCTGGGTACATGTTTCTTACAAAGCAGACGGTGAAAACCGCAGAAGCATTCTTACTGCAAGTCGTGTAGACGGTAAGACTACATACAGCGAAGGAATCAATGCATAATGAAAGTTGCAAAGGCATGGGTTAAAGCAAGATTAGGTGAGCGTACATCTTGGGATGGTGCTGGTTTAATCGTTATGGGTTTACTAGCAATCTTTGCTGCTAACCTTGCTAAGATCGCAGGTGGTATTGCTGTAGCATACGGTATTTGGACAATCTACAAAAAAGAGGACTAAATGCTTAAAATCTATGCAATGATATTCATAGTGGGCATACTTGGCACATTTGCATACGGTGCCAAGTACTACTATGATAGCACACAAGCAACAATCGCAACACTGCGAGAAAACAACGCAAAACTAGAAACAGCCGTAGAAATAAGTGAAGCAAGTATTGAAGCACTTCAACAAGATATGGAAAAGTTTCAAGAACTAAATCAACAACTACAACAAGATCTACAAGCAGCAGAAGCCTATGGTGATGAACTACAAGGCAAACTTAACCGCATGGATCTAGTCCAAGACGCAATCAAGGACGCAAAAACACTAGAAGGAAAAATGAATGGCGCTACAGCAAAATTATGGCGCGGCATCATTGAAGACACTGGCGGCGATGCTAGCCGTCCTCTTCCTAACTGGTTGCAGCCTGTTCAGCCCAGCCCCGGAGCCGGAGATCAAGGTAGTAACCAAAGTGGAAAAGACAACAGTGCCGACAGTGAGTCGACCCAAGCCAGTCCAACTCAATGATGTAAGAGTTTATGTAGTAAATGCAAAAATTCTAGACGACTTCTTGGCGGAGTTTAAACAGCGTCATGGCGAAGTTGCATTTGTAGCACTGAGCATGCAAGACTATGAGAACCTTGCACTTAACATTGCTGATATGCGCAGATTTATTAATCAGCAAACACAGATCATTGTGTACTATGAGGATGCAGTAAATCCTAATGCAGACGATACTGTAGTCTCGGAAACTCCACTTAATCAATAAATATACATAACTAAGAGGGTTTGTTATGATAGAAATGATTGACAGAATGTTTGGCGACACACTATGGATATGGACTGCTGTTGCTGGGTCGCTGCTTGGGGCAGCATTTTTAGCGTGGTTTAGAAATACACACGCGGCACTATACTTAATGTCAAAGTTTGATTTATTTTTAGATTCACTCGTTGACAAATTTGGATGGGACTGGTTACAGGATGATCCTAGCGCATGGCGCAAAAGATATCCTAAAGTAACTAAAAAAATAGACGAGTTAGAAGCTCGCATTGCTAAACTAGAGGGGAATAAGTGATGGCAGATGATAAGAAAACAATTGATGCAGCAGCAGTTGAAGGAATGGACGCAAATGGTGACGGACACATTTCAGCAGAAGAATATGACATGCATCTAGAATTTAAGCGTAAAGAATTAGAAGACAAAGATGCACAGCGTGATGCTATTCGTAAGATGGCTTGGTTTTCGCTGTTCGGACTTTTACTATATCCAATTGGTATTTTCCTAACAAGTGCGTTCGGGCTAGACAAGGCAGCAAATCTAATTGCTGATATTGCACCAACATACTTTGCTTCTATTGCTGTTTTGGTATCTGCATTCTTTGGTGCCGATGCTATTGCGCAAAAAGGCGGCAAGAAGTAATCACTAACACTTCTTAATAATAGTCCATGCGATAAGTACAGTATGGACTATTATTCTACTCTAGGCGTAGATCGTAACGCAAGTCAAGATGATATTAAAAAAGCTTTTAGAAAACTTTCTATGAAGCATCATCCTGATCGCGGCGGTGACGAAAAGAAGTTTAAAGAACTTAACGAAGCATATGCTACTCTTAGCGATGCACAAAAAAAGCAAGAATACGATAATCCACAATCTAGATTTCAATTTAACACTAGTAATATGAATGGATTTGATCCTAGAGATCCAATTTTTGATACGTTTTTTGGTCAAGGTTTTAGAAGACAACAACGCAGTCAAGATATTACTCTAGCAGTTAATATAAACTTGGAAGATGTGATAATTGGTAAAAATATGATTATTACATATCAACTTCCTACAGGTTTTGAAAATAGTGTAGATATTAATATTCCTATAGGAGCACAAGACGGTGATACTATCCGGTTTCAAGGACTAGGAGGAGATGCTATTCCTGGTCATCGCGGGGATTTGTTTGTAAAAATAAGAATAAACACGCATCCTAGATTTAGAAAAGACGGAGCGCATCTTTATCTACAAGAAAAAATAAATGTTTTTACTATGATGCTAGGAGGGCAACATGAAATTAAAACACTGGACAAAAAGAAACTAAATGTAAATATTCCTAAAGGAATGAAATCTAACAGTGTTTTAAATCTAGCAGGACAAGGGTTACCTGATAGGCGTACTGGTAGAAAAGGAAATCTTTACTTAGAAATAATACCAGACATTCCTAATATTACAGATTCACGATTAATTCAAAAAATTCAAGAACTTAAAGACGAAATGTCATAACCGTTTTATTTGACATTTATTAAAATAAACAGTATAATGTGTAAATATATTAAACAACAGGAGCATATTTTCTATGGTAGAGCCATCAGAAGAGTTAAAATTAGTATTTGATAAAGCAGTTAAAGATGCAAAAAAATTAAAACACGAATATGTTACTCTCGAACATCTTCTATTTGCAATGTTATGTGAAGATAAATTTTATTCAATGCTAGAAGGTTACGGTGCTGATGTATCTTATATTAAAAGCAATTTAGAGCATCATCTTAAAAATAACTGCGAAGAACTCTATATAGAAGACGAAAAATTTAAACCTAAAAAAACACAAACTGTAGAACGTGTACTCAACCGTGCTTTTACACAAGTTTTATTTGCGGGCCGTACTAATATTGAACTAACTGATATTTTATTAAGTTCGATTAACGAAACAAAAAGTATCAGTACATATTTCTTAGAAAAAGGCGGCGTAGAAAAAATTAGTTTTGCTGAATATATTAATTCTGAAGTGTTCGAAGACGAAGAAGATGACAAAATAAGTTCAGAAGCTGCAAAAGCACTTAGCTCTTATACCGAAAACTTAAACAAACAAGTAAACAAAGGTAAAATTGATCCTGTTATTGGCCGTGCAGAAGAATTAGATCAAATTGCTCTTATTCTTGGGCGGAGAACCAAGAATAACGTATTGATGGTGGGCGATCCAGGTGTAGGTAAAACTGCTATTGCAGAAGGTCTTGCATGGAACATTGTAAACGATAATGTTCCAAACTTCTTAAAAGGTTATGAAGTTTATAATCTAGACATTAGCGGCATGCTTGCTGGTTCAAAGTATCGCGGAGATTTTGAAGAACGCCTAAAACTCGTGCTTGAGGCATTGGTTAAAAAAGACAAAACTATTTGTTTTATTGATGAAGCACATATGATGAGTGGCGCAGGTGCAGGTGGCAAGAATGACAGCAACGACTTGGCTAATATGTTGAAGCCTGCTTTAGCAAAGGGCAATTTAAAAGTTATTGCTAATACTACCTGGGAAGAATATCGTAAGTTCTTCGAAAAAGACCGTGCCCTTATGCGTCGATTCCAACGTGTGACCATCGACGAGCCTACTCCGGCAGTAGCAAAAGACATCTTACAAGGCATTAAAAAATACTACGAAGACTATCACGCAACTACTATTACAGACGAAGCAATTGAAGCTGCTGTTAAACTATCTGTAAAGTATCAAAGTGATAAGAAACTTCCAGACAAAGCAATCGATTTGATTGATGTTGCATGTAGTCGTTTTAAACTTAATAACCAAGAAGAAAACAAAGTAGTAGGTGAAGAAGAAATTCAATTTGAACTTGCTAAAATGGTTAACATTCCGGAAGATCGTGTTGCAGAAAAAGAAAATGACAATCTTGCAAATCTAGAAGAAAATTTAAAAGCAAGTGTATACGGTCAAGATGAAGCAATTGAAAGTATTGTTGATAAAATTCTTGTTGCACAGGCAGGACTTAAGCCGGACGACAAGCCTATTGGTAGTTTTGTATTCATGGGCCCAACTGGTACAGGTAAAACTGAAACTGCTAAACAACTTGCTACTCAATTAGGCGTAGAGTTAGTACGATTTGATATGTCAGAATATCAAGAAAAGCACAGTGTAGCAAAACTTATCGGTAGTCCTCCAGGATATGTAGGTTATGAAGATAACGCAGGTGTTCTTATTACAAAACTTCAAGAAAATCCTAACTGTGTATTGTTATTAGACGAAATTGAAAAAGCACATCCTGATGTGTCACAGATACTATTACAAATTATGGATAACGGCTTTATTAGTGGAAGCAATGGTAAGACTGCGGATGCAAGAAATGCTGTGTTAATCCTTACAACTAACTTAGGTGCTAAAGATGCAGAGAAAAACGCCATTGGATTTAACGACGACTTTGAAAAAGACTACGAAGACACTGATCTTAAGAAGTTCTTTGCTCCCGAGTTCCGTAACAGACTTGACGGCGTGATTACATTCGGTAAACTTACCAAAGAAGTTATGTACAAGATTGTTGGCAAGTTCCTTGTTGAGCTCAAAGACATGGTTGAACCTAAAGGTATTAAGATTGAAATTACAGATACAGCACTCGACGCATTAATTGACAAAGGTTTTGATCGTAAAATGGGTGCTAGACCTTTACAACGTGTAATCGACTCCGAAATCAAACGTCCATTAAGTAGACAAATGTTGTTTGGTGATCTTAAGAACGGCGGTGAATGTAAGATTGACTTTGTAGAAGATAAGTTTGTTGTAGAAGTAGAAAGTAAGGAACTAGAAGTTGAGGCTTGAAACTGCTCGTAAATTATTTTATGACAAATACAAGTATAAACTTGTAGCATATTCTACGATTGCTTCTATCTTTAGAAATGTTGGCTTAGATTTTGCTCGCAGAGAACTTGACAGTTTACAATATCAAGTAGACCAAGGGGCAAGAACACTTACTATGCCCCGTCGATTATATTGGGGTAGAAATATACCTTACGAAGACTTTGAAGACGGAAAATATCTGCTAAGAGAGTTTACTAGACAAAAAGACTTCACTCTAAGAGTGGAAATGAACTTTTTAAACATCTACAGCAATGACAAAAATTGGTTAAAGTCTTTACAAAAAAATGTAAATCATCCTGTAGAGTTTTGGAGTCCTGCAGAATATGTAGAGAAACTTGATAAAAATCAAGTTGTAGTTGAAGTTCCAGACATGAAATACAGAGTTACACTAAGATCGTGTAATCGTGATTTTGCAAATTGGTGTGAAAATAATTTAGATAAAATTAAAATAGGCAACACCGTATTATCTACAATACAATATGGCGGTGATATTAGTGGAAGATACTTTTATGTTAGAGACGAAAAAGTTCTTACGTTAGTCGAACTACTTATAGGCACTGGCATACGTAGAATTGACGAAGTTGTTTGTCCATCAAATATTGATAAATAACATTATGCCAGCAAATAGTCAAATTTTATTAAGTGCAAACACGCACCCAGGGGACAGCACCACACTTCTTATCGGAGATAAGTTGAAAGGTGACGGATTTTACGGAAGAGCAGATGGGTTCCATACTGTTGCGTGGAATCTTGATAATTTTACAGGTAGCGTTAGTGTTCAAGGTTCTCTTGCAGTTGATCCTGTGGATGAAGATTGGGTAGATATTCCTTTTGAAATAGTAAGCGGTGACTTTTTTGTAACCACTACAGGAAGAGTTACTGTACAAGGTAGCCTTACAAAAAGAGAATATACCAACAGTACCGTTATAGAAAGTTATAATTTTAAAGGTAACTTTGTTTGGGTTAGAGCAAGAATATTTGACTGGACTGCTGGCACAGTTAATTCAGTTTTACTGAATCATTAAGGACTGTGTAGATGGCAACTAATAACAGAACAAACGATAGACCAATAGATATAGGCACAGATGTAGGATCTACCGGCGGTGAACCTATACGTGATGCGTTTGACAAAATTAATCAAAACTTTGATGACTTGTTTGGCATAGCAAGTAACTTTTCTTCCGTAAACAGAAATATTATTCCTGCCGCTACAGAAACATACGATATTGGTAATGCAGTAAATCGTTTTAGAGACATTTATCTCAGCGGTAACACTATTCATCTTGGCAATACAAATATTAGTGTTAACCAAGATGGTGAACTAGAGTTTAGCGGTGTTAAAATTCCTACACAAACAGACTTAGATGCAACTATTGCTGCTACTTCTTCAGGTGCGTTAACTGGTACACTTACAGGCGATGTATATGCTACAGACAGTACATTGTTAGTAGATGCACAAAATGGTAAGATTGTAGGACCTGTACAAGCAAATGTCACAGGTAATGTCACAGGTAATGTAACAGGTAATGTAACAGGTAATGTAACAGGTAATGTTGTAGGAGATATTGTCGGTTCGGTGTTTGCAGACGATTCAACTCTATTAGTCGACGCTGTAAATGGTAAACTTGTAGGACCTATTCAAGTAAATCAATTTAATTACAAAACATTGTTAAGTATTACAGATATTGGCAATGTAGTCACAGTTGGTGCAACTCAAGATTTAACACTTTCAAGCACAGACGATGTTAATGTAACTGCCGCTGACAATCTTACATTATCAGGTGCAGATGTTTTTATCAACGGTAGTACTACACTTACTGGTAGTTTAGATGTAAGTGGTGCAGCTGTTATCGGCCTTAAGGTAGATGGTGATATTACAGGTAGTGTATTTGCAGATGACTCAACACTATTAGTAGATGGTGTAAACGGTGTTGTTCCTACTAGTGTATTAGACGGTGATATAACTAACGATATTAGAAAAGGCGATGTATTAATAGAATCTACAACTTCCCCAGGTAGTATCACTATTAGACATACAGGTCTTGGCAGTATAGATATAGAAGGTGGCGAACTTTCACTAGAAACTACTAATGGCAACTTAACTATTACTGCTGACAATTATGTTATCATTGATAGTGCAAACAACGGACAAATTGAAATTGGTCGTGCAAGTGGTGTAGGCGATGTTATTTTAGGTAACAAAGATAACGATACTGCAATACAATTAGACGGTGATGTTATTCTTGGCAAAACAAATACTGCTAGTGACTTCTACGGTGAAATAGAGTTCAATAACGGTACTACAATATTCCAGGCAGGTAATAGTGTAACATTCAACTGTGATGTCACTGGTGCAGGATTTACATATAATCAACCTGCACTACCAGGTGATTCTACACAGTTTGGCTTTGACGCAGACACTATTGACTTTGGTGATGGTAAAACTATAGATATGCAGAACTCAACTGTTCTGTTTAGTGGATCTACTATATCCGGCATTAATAACTTGTCTGTTGGTGGCACAGTAACATACAGCACTGATACGACAACAGGCGGAACTAGCACAGGTTCTCCTACAACATTAGACGTAACTAAAACAGTACTAGTATTAAACTCTGCGGACACCGACGATGACAGTTGGCTACTACCAGACGGTGTTGAAGGACAAGTTATACATCTTGTTCCAGGAACTGGTACTGCTACCAACCAACACTATGTAAGCATTGCTAACTGGAGAAGGTGGGACGAAGGCGCAGGTGATGCAGGCGAATGGAGAGTTGAGCAAAACCTAGACTGGACACCATTTGTATTAGATACTAATCCTCGTTACAGAGGACTGGCAACAGCAGTATTTGTAAACGGTGCTTGGCATACTGATACACCGTGGATAGACTAAAGGTAAATATCTAATAAGGTAATATTATGGAACATTTTATTAATATTGTAATGGAAAAAGACGAAAAACTAAACGAAGGTTTAGATACATCTATCTTTCCAGAACACGAAGTATTTGAAACAGAGCAAGGTGCTAGTCTTGTTCAAATTCCATTGCCACGCCATTTAAGTGAAGAAGAAGCAGACGAATATGCTGATCGACTAGCAAACTATATGTTTGAAAGCGGATATGAAGACTTTGATATTGAAATCAGCACCGATATAGACGAAGACTTAGACGAAGTTACCTACGACGACGATGATGACTTTTTTGAAGACTACGGTGTAATGTGGTTTAATGAAGACGATGATCTAGACGAAGCAGAATATCAAGGACGTAAAGTTAAACTAGGCAAGCCTATGCAAGGCGATGTTAAGAAGTTTAAAGTGTATGTTCGCAATCCAAAGGGTAATGTTGTAAAAGTAAACTTTGGTGATAAGAAATCAAGAATTAAAAAATCTAACCCAGACAGACGTAGAAGTTTTAGAGCAAGACACAACTGTGACAATCCTGGACCGCGTCATAAGGCTCGATATTGGAGTTGTAGGAAATGGTGATATGAAGTTATTTGAGTTGCACAATCAAGATACAGAAGTTAAACTACCATATGATCTTGCAGAAGATTTATATGTGTTTATGAAGAATGATCCGCAGTTTTATCGCAAACAGTATTTCCCAGGGCTGTGTCAATGCAGTGATCGTGTTAAAGCTGATCAAGATCCAAACCTTGAAAATACAATGCGTCCGATTATCAAAAGTGCATTTGAATCGTATGCAGACAAGTTTAAAGTTCCAAGTCATATTACACTAGAGCAAGAAGACGAAGATAAAGTCTGTGAAATGATTAGTGAAGAAGAAATGGACACTATTAGAGAGTGTGGATACTAAAATGAAACTTCGTCATCTGTTTGAAGCAAAAGCCCGTAAAGTAGTAGCAATCATGCCAGGAGGATTTCATCCTTTTCACCCTGGGCATAAAAGTCTTTACGACTGGGCAGTAAAAACATTTGGTCAAAAAAATGTTTATGTTGCCGCAACAAACGATACAGCAGAACGTCCTTTTCCTTTCGAAGTAAAGAAAAAACTTGCAGGTATGGCAGGTGTTCCTGAAGATAGATTTATTCAAGTTAATACAGCTCCATTTAATGCCACAGCGTATAAACATTTAATCGATGATGATACTGCATTAGTATTCGTTAGGAGTGAGAAGGAACGCGATGTAACTCCTTTACCTGATCAAATGAAAATAGACAAGGCTACAAAAAAGCCTGGCAACGAACCTAGATATTACAGAAGCTATACAGGCAAAGATTTAAACACAGCAGACGAAATGGGTTACATAGCATACGGTCCTACTATTAACTTTGACTTTAGTGGTATGCAGATCAAGAGTGCAAGCGAGTTAAGAGCTGCTTGGCCTGAAATGAGCGACGAAGATAAACTAAAAGCTGCTAAACTTATGTATGGCAACGGTGCTGAGATTGCTGTTAAACTATTAGATCAAGCACTGGGCGTAACTAATGAAGATGTTAGTCCAGAAGACGAAGACAAGTTCCACAACGAGTTAGATGATCTAGTACACAAATACTTTGGCGATTCTCCAGACGAGGAGAAAATGAAGAAGAAAATGAAGCGAGTCAAGGAAGGTAGTGTAACTGTACCGGCAAGACGACTACATGACATGGTTTTAGAACTAGTTAATGATGTTGATTATAGTGATACAAAAACATTGGCTAAAATTGCCAGGGTACTAGGCAAAGATGTTTTCTATAAAAATGATAGAGTTGTTATACAGGATCCAGATTTTGACTTTTACAAGGACAAATAATGGATGAACTTGATCGTATCGTTAAACTTGCTGGCGTAAATGAATTCAAAGGGTACACAGAGTACACTTTAGAAAATATGAGTCAGACTGCTGACGAAATAAAAAAGATAGAAAAAAAGAAAAATATCAAACCAGGTGATAAAGAATGGTTTGAGCTTTGGTTCAGTAAACCTTATATGACAGGTACTACTTTTAGAGGCCGTAAAAAGAAATGAAAATACGTGACCTTTACGAAGATGGAAGAATTGTAAAAGGAGTTAACACTACACCAGATGTTGACACAAATTCTATCTCTAAAGAA